TCGTCTTACGATGAGTATCCTAAAACACCACCTGAAAACACTCTTCAGGTTCCTCTTTTAACTGCTTATGATATCAGATATGATAGCTTATCGTCTTACGATGAGTATCCTAAAACACCAATTCCAGATTCAAGCTCGACGGTTTATTTTTTGAGCGGTTGTGTTGCAACAAAGTCGTCTCTTCCTGTGTATGATCGTTATACCAAAAGTTATGAAGATGCTTGCACTACACAGCCCGTAATATCTTCATTTGTTGCTCAACGCCAGAACGTTAAAACCTTCGACAATTATGGAAAAACGGGTATAGACAATTCTACATGTCAATGCATGATTTCTTCTTTTATTGCAAAACGAAACAACACCACAGCATATGATAGTTATGCTAAATCAAACTTAGAAGAAGTGGATCATACATACGTAGTGTCAGCAAGTTGTTGGAATCAGTTTATAACTAAATGGGCTACTCCAACTGAAGTTGTGTTGTGGGGTTTGCCTTGACTTTTAGATTTACAATTAAAAATTATAAAAAAACAATAAATAAACAATATGATAACACTAGATACTAGAGCCTCAGGACAATTTAAAGTTTATACAGAAGACGAACTCGGACAACTTCAATTAGTAGCAGAATCAAAAAACCTTATAACCGACGTTGGAATGCACAGTGTTGTATTAAAAACGTGGTCTAATTGTTTTACTACCGTCTTAATTGGAAGCGATGATACTCCTCCTACTTTTGGTAATACTGCTATGTCAGCTCTTCTTATGAGCTCTTCTATTGTTCCTACTAATCCAGCAAGTTATACTATAGGCGAGTATAACAGCACTTCTGGAGCAACGATTCGTTTGGGAAGAACGTTTTTCGTTAAAAACACATCAGGATCTGACATGTCAGTAAAAGAAATTGGAACATGTCACAATTTTGTCCCTGGAGCGGGTGGAGCTCCGCCAACATATGATTTGTTTAGCAGAACTACTACATTTCCTCCTTTTGTAATTAAAAACAACAAGTTTGTATATATTGTATATGAACTTAGATTAGCAACCGGAGTTTCAACCACAGGGTATAATTTTACAGCTGTGACTGACGGAACACCTGGCTTTGTATTGCCAGCAAACAACATGGGAATCGTTAACTGCCCTTTTGCTACGATCGACAAACTAGGAGTTACGATCAATGACGTTTTTGCCTCAGGTCATGCTATGTTTGAGCCCTTAGCCTCTCAAACATATTATTTGCATAAACAAACAGCAGCTTCTACTTCAACTAATCCCACGTATTTTACAGCAAAACGTGCTGCTTTTGAAGCAGATGTTAGAATCGCAACAAATGCAGCAGGAGCAGCAAGCCCAACATTTGCTCCTTGGGGCGGAAGTGCAACATCAAATCCTCTTATATTAGAAGATGTTTATCAAAACGATTTTCGTCTAGCGAGGCATATTATAGTGTCTCCTACCGGAAGCACAGAAAACATACATGGGTTTTTATTGACAAACAGCACTGCAGCAGCAGCAAGCTTACATCAAACCGGCATACACTGCATGTTTAATACTGCATGGGTCAGACCAACATCTTCGTTCTTCAAACTTTATTTCGAACATAGATGGGCTAGAGTTTAAGTTTTTTTAAAAAAAATTGTACATGAAAAATCTCACAAACCTATTGACAATGTTTGATTGTCAACTTCCGACGGGCATACCAATCCCTCAGCTTGAATGTTTTTCTGTTTTTACCGACAATACTATAATCTATGCTATAGATCCTTTTAGTAAAAGTGCTTATATTTCATTTGTTACTTTTTTGTATAATCTAGATCCTTCGTTCGTTAGTTTCGATGCTTTGAGTAACGGAGAAGGGTATATTTTTTCAGGAGGAGATATTGCAACGCCTCCTCCTTACGCATTATATGATACAGCTAGCGAAACTATCCCTTCTTCAAAACAACTTACGGGATTTTTCGAAATAGCTGAATACAAAAATAATAGTTCTACAAATATTTCAGATAACCCAGGAATTACTCAATTTGAGTTAATATATAAATGCGTAAATGATTCATATGATGCTTGGGTCTATGAACTCTATCTGCTTGAAGTAGATTTGGGCATACCTTTTAATAGTTTTAATACATTTGACCCTGGTGTTACTTATTTAATTCTTCATAAAATGCAGCAACCAGTAGTTCCGTATTTATTTTATGATAACGGAGCTAATTCAGTCACCCCTACTCCAACCGTTACCCAGACTCCTTCTAACACTCAGACACCAACTCCTTCTAACACTCAGACTGTTACTCCGACAAATACAATAGATCCCACACCAACGTTAACGGTAACTACTAGTGAAACTCCAACCCAGACTCCTTCTAACACTCAGACACCAACTCCTTCTAACACTCAGACGCCAACTCCTTCTAATACTCAGACTGTTACTCCTTCTAATAGTTTAACACCAACTCCTTCTAATACTCAGACTGTTACTCCCTCCAACGAACCAACCCAGACTCCTTCTAACACTCAGACGCCAACTCCTTCTAATACTCAGACTGTTACTCCTTCTAATAGTTTAACACCAACTCCTTCTAATACTCAGACTGTTACTCCCTCCACCCCTGTTCCTTTTTATTCGATAAACATTCGCAATTTAACAGATCTTGCTTCTAATTCTATTGATGAAGGATTACCTGGAGTATTTTGGCTGTCTGGTTTTAATATTTCTCAGTCGCAAATATCATATACTATTACTGGAATTTCGCAAGAAGACATCAATATACCTTTAACTGGTATTTTTGAGTCTACGGGTTCTATAGGAAATTATTGGGAGTCTGCAACTGTTGATTTTACTATATTATCCGATTTCGTTACAAACGAGGTAGAAAGGTTAATTGTCACGTTAGACGGCATTACTCCGACCGTTTCCGCCGAATTAATTATCAACGACGTTTTACCTACTCCTACTCCTACAGTAACTCCAACAGAAACTCCAACAGAAACTCCAACGCCTACGCCTACCCCTACTCCTTCTGAAACCCCTTCTGAAACTCCAACTGTAACTCCTACTTCTTCTCAAACCCCAACAAACACGCAAACCTCTACACAGACACAAACACCTACTCCTTCAATTACTCCTTCTAGCACTCCAATTGATTACGGCATCGTAGTTTCTCCACAACTTTCGACTGTTGGATTGATGGGAGCAACATATTTTGCGGTAGGAGAACCTTCAACCATCACTTTTACGATAACTTCTACCAGAAATCCAGAAACTCCAGTTAACATTGAGTATAACATAACCGGTGTTGATTTGGCTGATTTTATTCCAGGAACTGATTTTACAGGAACTTTAAATTATCCTTTAGAAAAATTTGCTACGTTCCATGTAGTAGCTGATGCTAGAACTGAGGGAAATCAGCTAATGACATTAACAATAGTTAATGGACCAACTAATGCGATAGGTAAAAAAGGAGAAATGTATATAGTAGATACATCTCAATCTCCTCCAGCTTATACTTTGTTTTTGTCTGGAAACGGATCAACTACCGGATTTGTTAACGAAGGATCGACTGTAACGTTTGCTCTAGAAACCAGAGGAGCTTATAACGGAACACCAATTTTTTATCAAGTAACTGGAATTAACGAGGAAGACATAATTATTGGAGAATCTTCTCCTTTAAGTGGTTATTTTGTTATTAACAGTATTATAACTACAGATACTACAGAGTTTCCTGATCCTTTGCCTGTAGATTATGCTTTTATTAAATTTGTTTTAAAAGAAGACATTTCAGCAAATGAAGGTGATGAAACGCTCGTGGTAACATTGTCGAGTCATATAGATCCAATTAGAGGTTTAGTTTCAAGTACTGATGGAATGAATGCTGGTGTTTTAATTAAAGACACTTCAGTAACTCCAACACCTACTCCAACTTGTACTCAAACACAAACTCCATCTAATACTCAAACACAAACTCCATCTAATACTCAAACACAAACTCCATCTAATACTCAAACACAAACTCCATCTAATACTCAAACTCCCACGCCTTCTTATACACCAACTCAAACTCCGTCTAACTCACAACCTTCTACTCCAACTCCAACTCCAACTCCGTCTCCAAGCCCAGAAATAAGTCCGTATCTTTTTAGATACGGAGGAATTGGAGCTGCTATGTTATTAGAAGCAAACACAAACGATTTTTGCGTAAATCTTTTGACTGGCACTAACATTTTAACTGGCTCAGAAATGCCATATGAAATTTTAGGGTTCAATGGATCCACAACTTATTCTATTGATAATCCTTCGTGGTTGCCTCTCACAGGCAGTTTTGTTGTTGGATTTGATTCATCTGTTAGTTCGGATGTGATTTTGTCGAATGAAGCGGATGCCATAAGCTTCCAGCTTTCAGCTAATACGCCAGGGAATTACTATTTGATATTACATTTAACTACTAACGATCCAGTAGGAACGGAAATACCATACACATTTCTTCCGTATGATCCTTCTACATCACTTCCGTCTTCTCCCGCTCCTTCTCTCATGCTAGCAACTAATGCTGCAGCAAATCTTGTAACGTTCGTAGATCCTCAGCTAAATGAGTTTACCTCAAATAATCCTGGCCAAATAATTGATGCAAGCAATTGTTCTTCCTTAATTTCTTTAAATGCTGAGTACTGTACTCACGTAGAGGTTGTTGGCTGCACGAGTTTAAATGAATTAAATTGTTCCTTTATGGGCAACAAAGAACCATCAACATTAAATGTTTCTGGATTAGAATCATTAACAACTTTGAATTGTTCGTATTCGTATAACATAAATTCAATCAACACAACAAATTGCTCTTCGCTGCAGAATTTATTGCTTCCAGGTACATCAGTAACTTCTCTGATATTAGCAGATTGCAACGATATACGTTATATTAACGTAGACTCATCAGCTAACATCAGTACGGTTAATTTATCAAATAAACTTTTATTAACAAGAGCTTCGATGAGCCATTGTGTTAGTCTTACATCAATTAACGTTTCTGGCTGTTGCTCTCTTACCGGTATACAATGTAGCTTTAATCCAAATTTAGTAGAATTAAATGCATCACAATGTTTTGCTCTCACTGTTTTTGATTTCAACCAATGCTGTTCTCTTGTTAATATTAATTTGGAAAATTGTAATCTAAACACAGAACAAGTAGACTTTGTATTGAACGCCTTGTGTTCGGACAACGGAACACTAAACATCAAAGGTAATTCAGAACCTTCTTTACTTGCTTACGACTCAATCATCTCAAAAGGATGGACAATTCACAAATAATATGAATAACGTTTTTTATGCTTTTGTAGGACCGAGAGGTAGAATCAACAAAGTTTTTACTGAAGTTCAACCTTCAGCTGAAATACCAAAGGGAATTACTCAAATTCAACTAACAGAAAATGAATTTAATACTGTTAAAACTCTCAACATGTCTAATAAACACGCTGTTTGGAAAAATGGGTCGGTTGCGGAATTTCAACAACCAACTATAAAACCATAATGTGTATTTGGCTGTGAGTTGCAATGAAAACCATTCATTTTGTATCCGGACTGCCTAGATCTTGTTCTACTCTTCTCTGCAACTTACTAGCTCAAAATCCTAAATTTCATTCAAGCTCTTCTTCCGGTTTAATCGATTTAATTTATCCAGCAAGAAAAAATTTAGTGGACTGCTTAGAGTTCAAATCTATGAATCCTGCAGATTCTGAAGCTATGTTTCTAGATTGGGCAAGAGGTGGAATATTGAACGCTTATAATTCTTTAACTAATAGACCTACGGTTTTTGATAAAGGTAGATCTTGGCTTGGATATTTAGATTTATTATTTCAACTATTTCCTGAAGCAAAAGTAATTGTTACGGTTAGAGATATTCGTGGAATTTTGACTTCAATAGAAAAAAAAAGAAAGTCTCACCCAGCCTATTTTATAGGAGAAGAAGCTAATCAACTTCATTACACCACAATTGAAAAGAGAGTACAATCTTGGCTTTCGACCCCAATTCTTGGAATTCCCATTGAAAGACTTCGTGATGCAACAAATTCGTTCAAACACAAACTTTGTTTTGTTCACGCAGAAGAACTAACAACAAAGCCAGAAAATGTTATGAAAAATATATATTCTTATTTAGAGGAAGAGTATTATTCTCATGATTTTAATAATATCGAGCAATACACAAAAGAACACGATGGAGTATGGTGGCCCATTGGGGATCATTCTATTAAAAAAAACATAATGCAAATTCAAACAAATTGGGATGAAATATTAGGAAAAGAGTTGTCTGACATATTATCAGTTAAATTTGATTGGGTTAATCATTTATAAGTTTAATTGGGTTAAATAATTAAACTCAAGCACATGATTAGCGATCGCACAAAAAAACTTAGGAATACAACATTTCTTAGCGGCAAACAAGATTTTCCTATACCAAGCAGAACATGCACTCCTACAACAACCCAAACGTCGACTCAAACGCCCACAAATACTGTAACGTGCTCTCAAACTCCAACAAATACAATCACTCAAACCAAAACACCAACACAAACTCCTACTATTACAAAAACAAAAACTCCAACTCCTACTTATACTCCAACTAAAACGCCAACTTCTACTACTACACAGACGTCAACACAAACCAAAACTCCAACAAAAACTCCCTTTCCTACTTCATCTCCGACGGTTACTCCTACAACATCTCCATGCATATCAGGTCCGAATTGTGTGGTGCATGCATCAGATGCAATATTTCTTTGTTATGATTGTTATCCACTAAAAAAACTACATCCTTCATACGACGACTTAACAGGACCTGGAAATTACTCATCGATGGGTTTAGCTTTTCCTAAAGCTAACTCCGGTTCGTTAGATAACGTTGCTATAGGACCTGGTGCTCAGGTTATAGTATATTCTTCTAGTAATTTTACTGGAACAGTGTTATTTTCTGGAATAGGACCATTAGTATTAACAAACAGCAGACACAACACCGGCAGTTATGCAGCATGTCATGTCGGAACTTATCCAGATTCTGATATACAAAACATGTTTCCGCTTTCTTCTCGAATTTGGGTAGATCTTCAACCTTGGAAGTCTGGTTCCATCAGCATTAATTGTTGTGGTGTCGTAATTCCTACTCCAACTCCAACTCCAACTCTATTGTTAGGCAATTGTGTAACACCATTCGATACATCAAAGGTGTTTTGGGGCACTATCGATGCAGCTGGTTCTCCCAATCAAACTATAAGCGTTCCAGCTGGAGTATTAGGAGCAAGTGCTCAAACTATAAATATTACATTAAATTCTCCTACATCAAATGATACGACTACAAATTCATTTTATGATTATACTAGAATTCCTTGTGCTTTTAAAAACGCGGACGGAACTGCTGCGGCAACTAATTGGGATGGAGCTAAAACATGGACCTTCTCTCAGCCAATAACAAATCCCGCTTTAGCTATTTATTCTCTTGGTAATCCAGGAGCAAGGTTGTCTTTGACTACTTCTGCGAATTCGTGGAAAATTTTATGCAATGCTGACTCTCAAGGAAGCAGATTGTGTATCAGTCAAGACGGGACAACGGTTCAAGGACAAGAAGGATACGGAATTATTGTATTTCCTGGTACATACAATTCAATTACTATTACTTCAAATCTGTCTGAATATTGGACAAATTATGCTTGGGGAGCAGTTAGCACCACTCTTTTAAACGACACAACTTGCGAAGAATGTGCTTCGGCTCCTACTTCTACTCCAACGCCAACTAACACAAAGCTTTCTGTTTCTGTTACACCAACCACGACTCCTACAACTACTCCAACAAAAACGTTTAATCCGAACGCATTCCAACAATTGTTTATCAACTATAACAATTCCGGTAAAGATGTGTACAGAACAACAGGATATCCAATTTCAGCTATTATTTCAGGATATTCTCATCCTTTAACATATGGCAGTAATGAATATAAGGTATTTAATAATACACTAAGCGCTTTAGATTTTTGGAGCTTAGCTCTTTCAGGAAGTAGTTTTACTACAAGAACCGCTGGTCCCACCATTTATGACGGATCATCATTTGTTTCTAATCCGCTTGCAAATATTTCACATCGAGGATTGTTGATACATATTACTTCTTATTCCGCATCAGACGGGTTGCTTGGTTTTGCAAGTCCAGCTTATGTAAGAACCGATGTAGGAACTCGTTCTTTCTTAGTACCTCATGAAGGATACATGAAATTAAATTTAAATTATATTTCAACTGTCAATTTATTACCAACGCTCATACCTAGCAGAAGCGAAAATTGGTATGTAATAGTTCATGAGATTGCACACGCTTTAGGAATAGGAACGATGTGGCATAATTCCAACAATCGCTCATTTATTGTTGGAGCTGGAGACACATCAAGTACGAGCTTAAATTTGGGAGTATCAGCAAACTTTTTTTATAGTTTATCTAATGTTGGAGGTACAAGACTAGCAAACCACGTCGGTGGACCAACCCTTATTGGATCAGCGAGTGCTTTTATGGGAGACGCGAGGTTTTCGAATGCATTTAATAGTTTTCATGCAGTATCTCCTGCTTCAAAAGCTGTGCAATTTTATAATTTAGCTTATAATTTAGCTCTCACAGCAATTCCGGTTGAGAATGGAAGAGGGTTTGGTTCAATTGGAGTGCATTGGGACGAAGGACATTCTACAGCTGACTATGGTTCAGATGATCGTTTGTATTATGGTACTTCAATTCCTTGTATGCAAGATGAATTGATGACACCTCAATCAGAAGGTAATTTTGACATGCCGATATCAAAAGTTTCATTTGGAGCACTCGAAGATTTAGGATATGCTGTAAATTACAGCATGGCAGACAATTTTGAACCTCTCGTTTATAACATAAACTATAGTGGAGACAGCAACAATCCTCTAATTGTTGATTTTTATAATTTTACTTTAAACACACAAGGAGTGTACGGTGAAACTGATTTAATTTCAGGTAAACCAATTTATTTAAGAAAAGGAAATATATATACTTTTAAAATTACTTCTACTGTTGCTGTAAAAATAACAAATTCAGCTGATGGGTCTACTCTTGTAACAAACGGAGTAACTAATAATAATATAACATCAGGATCCATTATTTATTCTGTTCCTGCTTCCTTATCTTCTCCAACTATTCATTGGCTTTTTGCAGAAAATCCTCAAGCAAAAGCAAAGATAATAATTTTTTAATTTAAATATGACTCCAACCAATATTACAAACAAAACAGAGGCTTACGATTATCTTTTTTATGTTTATAAACAAGAAGCTGAATTTAAACCAGATCTATATGATCAAGCAAAATTATTTTTTACGGAGTTGGAATTAAAAGAATTGTACTTAGGACCAGACATTATTTTTAACGACTGTTTTCCTTGTCACTGCAAGCATATACATTAAGACACTGGGCTTGTTGCTGGAGATACAGCTTGTGCTGTTGAAGGCGTTTCAACTTCAGGTCCAGCAGAACTACTTGCTGTGTCAGTAGAGGATGTTTGAGTAGGTTCGTTTGTTTGTCCGCCAAAATCAGGTACTTCACCTTCTCCTGGAGCTTCTTTACCAAATTCGGGTATTTCCGGAGAAGCTCCTCCTCCGCCAGACATCATATCTGATGCTCCTCCAGTAGTGCTGTCTGTAATCTCTTGTTGGCTAGCAGCCAGTTCTCTGAAGTTTGGACCACTAGCTTTAATTTGTTCGAGCTCCCAGGTTAGTGCTGCATCTCTTCTCATCCACTCTCTGTTCTCTTTCATTTCTTCAGCAGACATATCTAAATAGTATTTTTGTGCATAAGATTTAGAAATAAACTCACCTTGAGTTGCAGAATTATAATTTTCAAATTTTAAGGCAAGAAGCTGTTGGTTGCGCATCGTCATGAAAGACGTTGGCTCGTTAAATTTAATTCTGAAAGACTGTTCTTTCAAATTATATTCATCCCACAAACCTTTGAGTTTGAGATGAGTAATAAACGTTTGTTTTATGCCTGAAGCAACTTGAGCTTGAAGTCGAATTATAAATCTTGCAAATCTTAATTCATCTCTAGTTATTTCTGCTCCATCTTTAAAAACATCACCTGCAGTTAAAAATCTAGAAATTGGAACCTTTAGAGTTTTATATAATTTTGTTAAAAAATAATCTAAGTCTTTTATTTCATTAAGAGGATTGGATGAAGGTAGTGTGTTTACTTCAGTTCCCTTTCCAGAAGCATCAACTGGAAACCAATACGCATCCAACATGGATTGTGGATCATATACATTAGCAACTTGCTTTTCAGTACCGTTATAAGTTTTTTTTGACCAAAACTTCATCATGAGACCTTTAATGTATGCTTCAGCTCTTGGTGGAGGCATATTGCCTGTATAGACTTTGAACTGTAATCTTTCTGGTGCTCGAACTAAACGGTAAACCACAACCGCATCTTCTATCAGCGTCAATTGTCTATATGCTCTTTTACTATTTTCTATAAACGGAATTCGTATTGTTCTAAATTCATTCCACAAATTAGAATGCATATAACTCACTTGAGCTTTTTGTAAGAACAAAAGCTCTTCTTGATCTTCTCTATTTATAGACTCAGTAGGACCAACGATTGGTTTTCTGAGTAAAAACCCTTTCAATAATTCGTTTTGTACGTTGTGATAAACGGGATTAATCAACTCAGAAGGAATCGACATGACTCCTATTATGCCCAATCTCTTTTTTTCTTGATGAATTATGTTTTCAAAAAACACTTCTCCTTCTACAAGGAGCTGACGAAACAATTCCCATCCTTTATTTTCAAGGTCGAATATTTGAATAAACGAAAAAAACTCTTTAATAATCGAATCTTGAACCGTTTTTGAGTAAGTGTTTTGAATGTCAATTTTAACAACTTCTTGTTTTTCGTTTAATACAATACATTCATCGCAAATTTCATCTAAGCAGTCAGCTAGTTCAGCATAAGCAGCCATTTTTCTATAGTCCATCAGCCTATTGCTTTTATCTTTGTCTATTTGTGCATATATAAAAGCTTGGTAGTCTTTATTAAAAGAGAAACTTCCTGGAGTTCCCGTGCCATAGTTGTCTTTACCTCCAAAATCATCTCCTATAAAAACGGATTGTTTTTGAAGCATTTCTTCTCTATTCGAAGACTGATGTTTAAAGTCGTAAAATTTTGGATTATTATTAATAAGCGAATCGATAATTTGAAGAGAAAACGGTAATCGATTTAAAACTGCACTCATTAAGCTCGTTTGTGGATAAGGAGAAGGTTTTGTTCCTCCCGTCGAGTTTCCAGGAACCGAAGCGTTATATGTATATGGTCGATAGATCACAAGTTTTAATTATTTGGTTTTGGTAATAAATCACTTTACAACAACAAAATGATTTGTAAACTCACTTTTTTTAATTACTTCATAACTTTGTTCAAAATTTGTTAAAGAAAATGTTCCAATTACATCTCCGCTTTCTAAAGCAATAATGTTTTTTTTACTGTCGAATATAGTTGCAGGGCTTCCTTCGTAAATAATTCCATTAAATAGTGTTTTTCGATAAGCATACTCTTTAACTGTTCCTAATCCTTTGATTGGACACTCATGTTCAAACAAGTGTTCGAATTCATGAAGCTTCAGTACACGTTGATGTTTTGTTGATGTCTCTTGAACAAGCCAATAATCTTTACTAACCTGTTCTTGAAATCCGTTGATAGTAACAGTTTCTCCTTCATTTAATAATCTCGCAAAAACGGTTGATGTTTTTTTGAATTGTTTAATAAGCGTTGTGTTTTTTCTTATTTCGCATAATATATTATGTGTAGTCTTTTCTATTGTGTTTTTTTCGACCTTTATATATAATGTTTGAAACTCATCCCACTCTTTACTTTGTTTTGTCATGATTCAATTATTTAATAAAAAGACCTCTAATAAGAAATCAAACAACTCACTTGAAATATTACCGCGCTCGTTTTTTGTGTGGACATCGATTCGAGCAGGAGATGGTATGCTTTTTTTTGAAGAGTATGACGATTATTATAAATTTTTATATTTTCCTGGAAACGATTTTTTTTGTCTAACCAAACAAGATTTCAATCAGTACGTTAGCCAAGAAATATTAGTTTTTGTTGAATGTATGCCTCAAGATATTTTTGATGAAACGATAAAATATTCGTTGTCTTGTCTTCAAAAAGCAGAGTAGATTACGTTTCGTATGAAAACTAAATATAAAAATAAAGAATCAAACAATGTATCTATTGAAAGAATGTCCGTATATGAAATGTGTAGATGGGCCTCTTTGAAAGAAGCAGTTGATATTATTGCAGACAAGTGTGAAGATCGCAAGGTAGATTTTGAAACATTTGATCTAAAACCATTAGATATTTTAAAATTTGTGGACACAATGACAGATGATCTATATAATAAAGTTCTAGCACAGACTCCAATACATGAACAAAACTGAATTTAAAATTTTAACAATCTCCTTAGTTCTTACTTTTGCTTTATCTGCAATAATAGGAGTTGCTGGAAGTTTTATAATTGGCTCGTTTTGGGCATGGTTCTGCTTGTCTTTTTTTGCACAAGTTATAATATTTGCTATAGCTAATTCGTTTACTATCAATAAGCTTTCTCTCGAGCAAGAAAAAGCAAACGCAATAGCACTTGAACAATTTTCAAAATTTAGCATTAAAATATCATGCGCATATTGTAATCAATATGCTTTGGTTCCTATTCAGCTAAATCAAAAAAACACGTTTAAATGCGAAAATTGCAATCAAGTAAATGGAATTTCCATGCAATTTACTTCAACAACAATAACAACACCAATCGAATCAGTTACTGTCCCAATAGACAGCGGAAATTCATTTGAATTTAAAGTTTCTAGATAATTAAACACGTGGAAAATTTTCAAAATTTTGTAAACTTAAATATTAATTCTATTCTTCCAGAGCCTAAGCCTATTAAACATTTAAGCTATCCTTTGGAAACAATTGATGAAGATTTAGCTAGAATTTATTGCTCAATTGATACTCTACTTACAAAAGTGAAAATTGCTCAAAAAAATCCAACGAACGAATCTCCAGCATACACTAAGCTATTGAAAAACGTAGAATATAAAGTTGCAAGCTGCAGAGATTTAATCAAACAGATAAATCAGCAAATTCAAAAAATTTAATTTTTTTTTTTAATAATTCGTTGAAAAAAAAAATCTTTTAGTTTAAATTACAAAGAATGATTTCACCAACAATTTATATAGTCAAACAAGAACAAGTAGGAAGTCAAGATTTGCAGGAATTTCTTAGAAAACAAATTAAGCTTCAATTTGAAGGAAAAGAATATTACATATCTAAAGAAGAAATAATCGAAAAGCCGACACATTATTCAAAAACTCCGAGAAAACTCAGAGGATTTCTTATTAACGAAAACAACACAAAAGGCCATTCGATTTGGTTTGACGTAACAGACATTAAAACTGTTCAATGGGTAGCTTAATCTTATGAGTAACGATTTTATTGAAAAAGCATCAGCTGCATTAAAAGAGGCAGCAAAAACAATGCATGAGCGAGGCGGCGAATATGCTGATACGTGGGGAAAAGACGGGTGCTGGCATCTAACCAAGTCCATTATTAAAAAATATACAGAAAAAGAACTTGATAACGAATCCGTAAAAGCTATTGCGTTAGCTTCTTTTATAGATCAAAAGTATTCTCGATTTGCTGGAGGTTATAAACACGATACAGCACTAGACTTAATTCCTTATTTGGGAGCACTTTCAGAAACAATTAAACAACAACAATAAATAACACACTACATTATGTCAACCATATTCATACAAATAGCTTCTTATAGAGATCCTCAACTTGTTCCAACACTTAAAGATTGCATTGCTAAAGCCAAATATCCAAAAAATTTGAGATTTTGTATTGCATGGCAACACGATGAAACGGAAAATTTAGACGAATTTAAAAACGACAAAAGATTCAATATTCTTGATATTCCGTTTGAACAATCTAAAGGAGCATGCTGGGCCAGAAATCAAATCCAACAGCATTATAAAAATGAGACATATACTCTACAGCTTGATAGCCATCATAGATTTGTTCAAGACTGGGATGAAGAGTGCATTAACATGATCAAGCAATTACAGGACGATGGTCATAAAAAACCTTTACTAACTTCATACATTCCAAGTTTTGATCCAGATAACGATCCAGGAGCAAGAGTTGACGTTCCTTGGAAAATGAATTTCGATCGCTTTATTCCAGAAGGTGCTGTATTTTTCTTGCCAGCTTCGATTGACAATTTCCGAGAGTTGCAAAAACCAATTCCTGCTAGATTTTATTCTGCTCACTTTGCTTTCACGTTAGGACAATTCTGTAAAGAAGTTCCTCACGATCCTGAATATTATTTTCATGGAGAAGAAATTTCTATAGCAGTTAGAGCTTTCACGTGGGGATATGATTTATTCCATCCGCACAAAATTGTCGCATGGCATGAATATACCAGAAAAGGTAGAACTAAACAATGGGACGATGACAAACAATGGGTTGCCAGAAACGATGCCTGTCATCTTAAAAATAGAAAATTGTTTGAAATGGATGGTGAAAAAAGAGATGTTGATTTTGGAGTCTATGGATTTGGTAAAGTAAGAACTTTAGATCAATACGAAAGATATTCAGGTCTTTGTTTTAAAAGAAGAGCCATTCAAAAGTATACTTTAGATAATAACATTGCTCCGAATCCTCAATATTCAAACGAAGAAGAATATCGAAACTCTTTCTTATCAATATTTAAACACTGTATTGATATTGGATATGACCGCGTTCCTGAAAAAGATTATGATTTTTGGTGTGTTGCTTTTCACGGAGAAAACGACGAGACTTTATACAGAAAAGATGCAGATCAAGAAGAAATCAGCAGAATGATGAATGATCCAGACAAATATTGTAAAGTTTGGAGAGAATTTAATGCAGAAGTCAAACCCAAATATTGGGTAGTATGGCCGTTCTCTAAGAGCAAAGGTTGGGGAGAAAGAATGACAGGTAACTTATAAAATGGAAAAAAAGTTTTTTGTAGTTTCTTTACCAAGAACCGGAACATCGTCGATAACAAAAATGGCTTTAACGTGTGGGTTAAAGCCTCGACATGCTCCACATTCTCTGTGGAAAAGGTTTGCTACAGATCACAATTTTTTGTCAGATACTCCAATATACTGTCCTTTTGCTATAAACGAATTTTGCCAAAACGAAAAACTAAACTGTCATTTTATTTACATAGATAGAGAGTGGGAAGATCTGTTCCAATCATGGAAAAACTCTAAATTGTTTGCGAACTACGAAAGTATGAAAAAAAACTATTTAGATCCAAACTATAATAAACCAATTCCATATGATTTTATTGCATATCAATCAGCATTTAATGGAGATTTGTTGAACGAGCAAAATTACGCAAGCTTGTTTGAAACGCACAAAACCACAGTATTTGATATAATCAAGGCTCACAATAAACCGTTGCTTGTTTATAGTTTTAACCAAGGATGGGAGCCTTTTTGCAACTTTATCGAGAAAGATGTTCCTAGTGATATTTTACCACATTTAAATAAAGGTAAAATGCTAGACAAAATTGTTTGATTTATTATTTAAATAAATAAACAGCAAATGAACACAATTATCGTACACACTCCTCAAAACGAAGCCAGCAGAACTTATAGATATTATAATTATTTTTGGGAAGATTTTATAAAATTGTTGGAAACAAAATTTTTTGTAAAACAAGACACGTATTATGAATACGCTAATATGAAATCTTACTCTGTTAAGCTACTGAATGACGTGTCTTGTAGCGAACTGCTAGAGTGTGAAATGATAATAGAAAACGAACAAACAAAACAGTTTGTTATAATGTCCGTTTCTGATTGTTTAACCGGAGCTATTTTAAACCACCAATCAAATGAGCTATGCCAAAAAGTTTTAGTTGCTCAATTTGATGAACAAAACATACTTGCTCACTTATTAAACAAAAATAATATTTCAAAGTATTCTCCTTGGATTTACTTTCCTTCAAATAAATTCGACCTAGATGCTTTTTATCAAGCACGTAAAAGTAAAACTGATTTGATAGACAAGTTTTGTTTTTGGGGAACTTCTTTAGAAGATCGTGCTATTTTAAGTCATTTTAACTCTGAAGTGTTTGACGGAGGACGTCCTATAGGAGATTTTAATACATATGCATCTGTGTTGACACAATATAAAGTCGCATTATCTATAGCAGGCAGAGGAGAGTTTTGTTACAGAGATATCGAAAATTTTGGGATGGGAGTGCCGATTATAAGATTTGAATATAAAAATAAAATGGCAAAACCTTTAATTCCAAATTTTCACTATATAAGCGCTGGTGCTCCAGAGGATCTTATATATGATAGAATGGGTCAAAAGCATCACGCGGAAATGATAGAACACAGATTCAATCAAGTAAAAGACGACAAAGATTTTTTAAAATTTATTTCAGAAAACGCTAGACAGTATTACATAGATAATCTAAATACAGACAGCAGCGTACAATTAACATACAATCTTTTACAACTACATGAGTGGGAATAATACAGCATTCGTAACTTGTCTTTACAGCAATCTACACGGAACTCCTTTGGGAGGAAGAAGTGCCAGACGTCATCATTATCTGCAATCATTGAAAACTTTGTTAAATACAAATTGCGATTTTATTGTCTATGCTTCGGAAGAAGATACTGAACAAATACAACAAACTGAAGGATTATGCAATAATCCAAAACTTAAAGTTATTACAGAAGATATTTTTCAACATCCAGATCTTCCGTTTTTTCAAAAAAAGAAAAAAGATCTTAATATTGTAAACGACGATCGTTGTTATGAAATCATGCATAGTAAAGCTCGTTGGTTGAGTAATCATGCTAATGATGGTTACGATTTTATATATTGGATTGATTGCGGTCTTTCTTATGGATCTTTGTTTCCTGGAAAATACAGAAGTGGAGCCGGATTTGCACATTGGTTTAGCTGTTCATTATTCAATGAAACGATGGTTAGCAATTTAAATAAATCAGCGAACAATCTAATCTTACTAGTAGCAGATCAAAAAAACAACTGCATGGGACCTTTCCCGAACGATTTGCTATTTGATTCTGTTATTGAACATAAAAGCAGAGATTATGTAGTTGGAGGTCTTTTTGGAGGAAAGTCATCAGATGTACTGCATTTTTGCGAGTCTTACTTTGCTATTCTTAATAAAATGAAGAATTTAGATGTTCTTCAATCCGAAGAATTATTGTTAACCGCTTTATATTTGCAAACTCCTCAAAAGTTTTCGCCTCTTATCTTTACTTCATGGCATCCAGAAGATAGTGACATGGCTATATATAATAAACCAGATGATGTAAGCTTTTACAAAATTTTCGAAAAATTAAACAATTAAACAAATAAAAAATCATTTATGACAACAACAATTACAGGCGTTACCAGTTATAAAGGTATAATGCTTCAACAACACGAAAATATATTTAAAGTTTTAGGAGACTTTCTTAAAGAAATTAAGCCCAAGCGAATTTTAGAAATTGGAACAGGAACAGGAGCATTAACTCTTTTTATAAGAGATTTTCTTGATGAAAACGGACTTTCTGAGACAGAAATAAGAACATTCGACGTTAACGACAACACAGAGGTTCACGATAGATTGAGAAATATGACTAACGTTATTGTGTCGAAAGAAAATTTGTTTGCTGGAGGAAATGACTTTACTCTATTAAGATACGATTTAATCGAATCTTATATTAAACTAGAAGGTACGACTTTAGTGCTTTGCGATGGAGGTTGTAAAATAAAAGAATTTAATCAAATAGCTCCTCTTATAAAGGTTGGAGATTTTATTATGGCTCACGACTATGCTGACACACGAGAAAATTTTGATAACAAAATTTACGATAAAATTTGGAACTGGAGAGAAATAGGAGATGAAGATATCGAAGAAGCAGTTCAAAAAAATAATTTAGTACCATATAATAAAGAAAATTTCGATTCGGTTGTGTGGGTATGCAGAAAAAAACAATAAAGATTATGGACAATTTTTTCGACAAAGCGTTACATTATTTAGGAAAAACTTCTAAAGATAAGGTTTTTGTGTTAAATGTCGGCGCCATGGATGGAGTGACGTTTGATGAAATGATCGGTTATACAAATATGTATAACTTCAAAGGACTTTACGTAGAACCTATATCATATCTATTCGAAAGACTTAAACGCAATTTAAAAGAGCAAAACGGGAACAAGTTTGAAAACAGTGCAATTTCAAATTATGATGGAGAAATTGAAATGCTTTCTATTAAAAGAGAAGCAATAGATAATGGACTTATTCATAACTGTTTTTATGGAATGAGCGCTGTATATCCGCCTAAAAACGGGTTGGGATCCGAAGGAGATCGTGAAACTGTAGAAAAATACGGAGAGAAAGTTACTGTTCGTTGTGTAACGTTTGATACCTTGTTAAAGAAACACCAAATAGATAATTTCGATGTATTAAAAATCGATGCTGAAGGACACGACTACGAAATATTAAAACAAGTAAACTTAACAGATCATAACCTAAAAGTTGTAAGATTAGAATGGGATAGTTTATCAGTAGCCGAAAAAGAAGCAACTTTGCTTCAATTCGAAAAAGCTAATTTCGTACACGACTTTTCAGGACAAGACATTGTAGGCATATCAAAAGATTTCTATAATGAACTGAAAGGATTTCATGCAAATACAGACAACAATTCTCAACAGCCGAGTTGTACAGTAAAAGAACCAACAGCTCCATCTAAAACCACTGTTGTTACTGGACTCTGGAATATTAAAAGAGATTCTTTGCAAGAAGGTTGGAGTAGATCGTTCGATCATTATTTGGAAAAATTTGATCAACTATTAGACATCAAAGAAAACATGATTATCTTTGGTGACAGAGAGTTAGAATCTTTTGTGTTTCGGAAACGCACTCAGCAAAACACTCATTTTGTTGTCAGACCTTTAGAGTGGTTTAAAACAAACGATTATTACAACACAATACAAAAAATCAGACAAGACCCAAATTGGTTCAATCAAGCTGGTTGGTTGCACGAATCTACTCAAGCTAAGCTTGAAATGTATAATCCTTTAGTAATGTCTAAAGTATTTTTACTCAATGACGCAAAAATATTAGACAAATTTGACTCAGAGCATATGTATTGGGTAGACGCTGGATTGGCTAATACGGTACATCCTGGATATTTTACTCACGATTTAGTTCTCGATAAAATCTCAAAGCAAAACAAAGGAATAACGTTTGTTTGTTTTCCTTATGAAGCAAACAATGAAATTCACGGGTTTCGGTTTAACGACATATGTAAGTTAGCTGGAGATAACGTAAACAAAGTAGCTAGAGGAGGATTTTTTGGAGGTCCCAAAAAATGCATAGAACAGTTTAATTCACTTTACTATAATTTGCTTTTTCAAACGTTAGAATCCGGTTTAATGGGAACAGAAGAATCCTTATTTACTATTCTTCTTTACCAACATCCCGAACTATTTCAATATGCTGAAATACAAGATAACGGATTGATTTCTACATATTTTGAAAACGTTAAAAACGATTCAGTAACTTTAAAGAGAGAACGAATTAAAAACGGCTTAGGAAAGACGTCATCGAAACCATATACAGATAAAGCAGGTCTTTATGTGATTGGATTTAACAGTCCAAAACAATTTGAAACTCTTATTAATTCAATGAAGCTGTACGACAAAAATTTTCTTGATAAAACAACAAAATTTTTGCTTGATAATTCAACAGATGCTTCAACTTTTCCAAGATATCAAGAGTTGTGTAAAGAATATAATTTCGAACATATTAAAAAGGATAATTTGGGAATTTGTGGCGGAAGACAATTCATAGCAGAGCATTTTCAACAAACCGATTTAGAATATATGTTCTTTTTCGAAGATGATATGTTCTTTTATCCGCACGAAGGACAAGTTTGTAAAACTGGATTTAACAGATTTGTTGATAATCTTTACGACAAGACATTAAAGATTATGAATTTAGAAGAGTATGACTTTTTAAAAATCAGCTTTACTGAGTTCTATGGAACCAATTCTACTCAGTGGGCTTGGTATAATGTTCCGCAAGCTAAAAGAGAAGAGTATTGGCCAGAATACAATCAATTGCCAGTTCACGGAACTGACCCAAACTCACCTAAAACTGTTTTTAAAAATATTAAAACACACACAGGAGTTGCTTATGCTGATGGCGAAATATATTATTCAAATTGGCCACAAATTGTATCTAAGGAAGGAAACAAAAAAATGTTTTTAGATACAAAATGGGCACATCCGTACGAACAAACATGGATGTCGCATATGTTTCAAGAAACTAAGAGCGGAAGATTACACCCAGCTATATTGTTATTAACTCCAATTGAACATAATCGGTTTGATCATTATTCAGGAGACTTAAGAAAAGAAAGCTAATTCAATAACGCATATATTTTAAAGCAATAAGATAAATAATACAAACTTATGTTATTCATCTTATTGCTTGGAATTAGTGCGTTATTTGTAGCTGGTTGTGCAGCATACTTTTCAGTATTCGGCATTGCCTCTCTTTTTTCAGGAAGCTTTATTCAAGTTGCTATTATGGCTTCTTCTTTAGAGCTAGGAAAACTCGTTGCAACGTCATTTTTGTACAGATACTGGAAATCAACAAGGCTGTGGCTTAAAACGTATTTGATAGTAGCTATTTTGCTGTTGATGGGTATTACTTCTATAGGAGTGTTTGGTTATCTTTCTTCGGCATACCAAACAAACTCTACTAAATATTCGCAAGTAGATTCGCAAATTAAGCTACTTCAAGAACAAAAAACATCTTTGGATTCGGAAATTGAACAAAACAATCTAAGAATAGAGGTTTTAAATAAAGCCAGATTGGCTCAAGAGCAAAGATTGCCCAATATGTCTAGCACTTCAGCAAAACCTGTTTATGCTGACATAGAAAGAGCAGGAAAAGAAATATCAGAATTAAACACCAGATCTCAAAGTTTACAAGATCAAAAATTTAAAAAAGATCAAGAATTACTCACGTTACAAACAAACTTACATTCCGTTAAAGATATAGGAACGTTTAGTTTTGTTGCATCTGCTGTAAACAAACCACTTGATGTCGTCGTGATGTTGTTTATTTGTTTATTAATTCTCGTTTTTGATCCACTTGCTGTCTGTTTAATACTTGCTTACAATGTAGCTGTTACCGCACGAAAAAAAAATAAAGACGCGTTATTAGTGAACACTGTAAGTACAAAACAAGAACAAACAGCAACACCGACAAACAACTCTGATTTGCAATCTATAAAAGCAGACCTTTCAACATCTGTTGATTCTAAACACGAAGATATTGCAGTGCAAATTAAATCAAACGAACAACTAAACAATACACAACAAGATGTTACGGAAGAAGTTACTGTGTCAACAATTAAACCAAACAAAGGCAGTAAAAGTTTGGTTGGAGTAGGACATCTTATCCAAAAATAAAAGATTTTACGAAGCGCAGCAAAACGCATCACATAAAATATCCTCTACTGTTTTGCTTTGAGTTTCTGTTTCTGTAAAAGGTGCATAATAGTCACCGTAAGGATCATCGATGTTGTTTGCTGATGGAACTGATGCAGCATTAGTAATACTAATAACATCTTGTTTGGCGTGAGGCATTTTTCGTTCAATTTCTCCTAAAATTACTAATAAAAGATGATGATATGAAATATTTTTTTTTGCAGCTTCAATAAATTCATGAATATCAGCTTTTGTAAATTTTTGAGCAAGACGTTCAAACGGATTATCATAATGCCCAAAAACTAGCAAAGGTAAGTAGTTTACAGAAATTGCTGCACAGTCTTTAATTACTTGCGAAGCAGCTGGATTTATTATTTTTACCCCAGTAGAAGGCTCAACCATTGCTTTTTTTGCAGCGTTGACTAGTTTGGCTTGTTTTAGATTACTGTTTGATAATAGTATTTCAATAAATCTCATAAATGTATTTAGCTGTATATTTTTTAAAAACTTAATAAATATAAATATGTCCACAAATTTTAACCGTTTTCACAAGCAAATAGACAAGTACTCTAAAGAGTTCGCAGCATTTGAGCCATTTAAAGGAGACATTACAAAAGTTATTCCAATAGAAAGCCTTTACGAAAGAGAGGCAACTTCAGCCTTAATAAAAGAAATGATTGATGGAAATCAGTACAAAACAGCACACATGACGACAAAACACAAACTACAAGAAATCGGAATGAATGCTGAGCAAGAATTTTACATTTCAGCAGAAAAATCAAGTTTAACAACACCAGTTTTAATTCCATTATGAAAAAATTCGACATTATTTATGAGAATATAATTCAACGTATTAACGAAAGAAATTATAAAAATTCTACATTCAAAGATAATATACGTTCATTACTCAAAACATTAAAAGACAACGATTATATTACACAAGATACCGATATCGAGTTGAAAACGAATGAAATCTGGGAACAAGAAGGTAACGTCAAGACATTAAATTTAGATGAAACCGAAGACGCATTACCTGCAATGAGATTAAGACTTAAGCAAGATAGCGACTCGGAAAGCTTTAGTGTAACAGCAATTAAGCTAGCTGATCCTGAAAATCAAAAAGAATTTAAAAACGATTTTTTGGAAACAATATTTAAAGATGTAGTAGATTACATCAAAACGGCTAGTATTGAAACGCTTCAATCTTCGAACGTAATTAAAGAGTTGCCTCCAACGGAAGGACCAGCAGCACAACCTGGAGCAGAAGAGTCGGAACTTCCGACTCAAAAAAAAGGAACCGAAGACTTGATTAAGCAAACTGAAAAAGATTCAGAAGAGAACGAAGCTCCTTCCGAAGAAAAAAAAGAGCCTAGATTTAAAACATAATTTTTTTTATGGCTGATGACAACACAATAACATTAAAAAAAAGTCAAAGCCCTCAGACAATTTCCAGAACAAAGTATTTTTGGGAAGAAGTTTTATCCAAGCCTGCAAGCGCTCTACCCAAAGGAGCACAATGGTATGTAATATTTGATGGACTAGAGCAAATCGAATCAGCAATTAAACAAGCAACTTTGCGAGAACCGAATGCTTGGAATTTAGATGCTCAAAAAATTCTACTGACAAGATCATACCAAAACGCAGAAAATATAGGTTGTGTGTTTTGTCAAGCAATTGATCAGCCAGGAGAAGCGACAGCAGCTTCCGTTGAAGGTAATATTTCAGCAAATGGGTTAATTCGCTCATATGTTGGTCAAGGAAGAGCAGCATTTGAACCACTTAGAATGACGTTTTTGGACACCAACGTGTCATTTACTGACACGTTTTTAAGAGGTTGGGCTTTAGCTACAGCAAATTTTGGAATGATTGCTAGAAGCAAAAAATCAGATAAAAACTATAGAGTTTCTTCTGTATCTTGTTATAAGCTGGGTTATTATAGCCCAGACGAGCCAGTGTCTATTTTAAGCAAAATGACATTTTATGATGTATGTTGTATTTCCGTTTCAAGAGAAGAACTCAACTACAGCCAAAAAGATGTTATGCTACGAGAGGCTCAGTTTATCTATAACAATTATAAAATCGAATCTACTCCAAGCAGTGCTGGGTTTGCTGGAAATGCTGCTATTACAAATAGATATAGTTCTAAACCTTCAGAAAGATGGCAGCAGGAAGTTAGAAAAGCTGAACCGCTAAACAAATCAGGTCCTGAGGCTTCTTCTGGTAGCGTAAATGATAAAACCTCTACCGTTCCAAATAGCAAGCTACCAGGAGTTCTCGGAAGTATTTCTAACGGTTTTGGTAGAATTGGAGATACTGTTGAAAACGCATTTAAAGGACAGCTTGGTTCAGGAGCTCAATCTCGACCAAAATAGTTAGTTAAATGACAACACATGAAATTTTTGATACAAACTTGTACAGAAACCAATGTTCTGTGTGACGAGTTAAAAGTAAAGCATTATAAAGAATTACTGAAGTCTCTTTATGGAGACGAGCCGAACCCCGTAGTGTTTTTTGAAACTTTATGGGATATACTTTCTGATTTAACAAATAAAGATAAATCGTTTTTTAAACAAGTTAGTTTAATTGATTTGTTTTTATATATTATACAAATAAGAATAAATTCGCAAGGGGATGCTTGTAATTTGGTGTTAATGAGAGAAGGAAAAAAGAACAGTATTGAATTACGTTTAGATTTCTTAGTAGAAGAATTATTATTAGCTTACGCTCAACATGAAACATTAATTGCCTGTAATGAAAACACAGAGGTCTTGTTTGAATGTCCCAGCTCTCAAAAATTATTACAGTATGCTCCTCAAGAGTTTTTACGTTTTCTAAAGGGTGTTTTTGTTATAAAAAACCAAAAAAAGACGTTTGTTGAAATTAAAACTATTGATGAAGCCACTCAAATATTCAACAAGGTTCCGTTAACAACTTCTCTTGCTTTTGTTAAAGCATACGAGTCGTTTATTAACACAGCATCTAATATAAATTTTTTGACTCGTTACAATGTAGAAGATCAGCACATTTGTTTATTGCCTTCGACCGAATCTTTCATTTGGCTAATAAAATTGTTGTTTAACGAATCTCTAGACGGATTTTATAATAATATGTTTTATTTGTCGTATCTCGGTCATATGAATTCAAGATACTTAGAAAATTGCACTCCAGGTGAGTATATGTTATATGCTCAACTGTTAGAAAGTAATCTTGCTGCCGCTCAAAAAAATTCTAATGGTTTGAATTCAGAAGAGTTTCCACAAAACGAAGAGTTCGATTCTTGATATACTAAGATTTGTCACTAAATAAAAACATGGATGACAATGATAACATCAGCTTTGTTGATTTGCTTGATTTAGTCTCAAAAGAGCAAACATTTGAGCTCGTTTTGACGAATAACATTTCTGTAGCATGCAAACAATTGTCAACACAACAGCTTAAACGTTTTATAGAAACAATCGTTGATTCTCCATTAACACAAGCAGCTTTTAATTCAACAGCAACAAAAATCTTTAAAGAATGCGTTTGTGATATTACTGAGACTCAGTTTGATGCACTTACGATAATAGATAAATTAATCTTTATTTTAGAAACGAGAATTAGATCAATTTCTCCTAATTTGAGTGTTAATAAAGATGATCCTTCCTCCATAATTGAGCTCACAAAAGTGTTAGAAAACATCAAAAATGCTACAATCGAACACATTACGTTATTTTGTGATAAAACAATTACTCAAGATAAATTTACGCTAAGTTTTGGACCGCCTTTATTATTGGCAGAAGCTCAGCTAAATTCAGAAATCTATAGCACTCTGAAACCAAATTTAAACAACGAAGACGAGCTAAGAACGGTGCTGGGCGACATTTTTGTTAATGAAATTGCTAAATCACTCAAAAGCGTCAAAATTGATGGATCTGTTTTGGATTTTTCTACAACTACGTTTAGAGAAAGATTAAAAATACTAGAAAAACTTCCTGCGTCTCTTATTCAAGAAGTTGTTGAATATGTAGAAGCTTTTAAAAAGGTAACAGATTCGTGTTTGATTGTGGATGGGTATTCACTATCGATAAATGGCTCTTTGTTTTCAATAAGATGACATAAGTAGTTTGCAGAATGACTGCAACTACAAGACAAGATGCTGAAGAAGGGTTGACTGAAAAAGTAGCACAACTCTTATACGAAAAGCTTGATCTTAAACCAACCGCTTTCGTAGAATCTCTTGTAAAAAACATAGCAAAACAAGTAGTTGGAGATGTTCAAACAATCAAGCAAATAAATTCTCCAATTCCTCAAAAACAAATTAAACAAAACGATGGTTTTAATCAAGGCAAGCAAATCAGAACAGACGCAATTTCATACGCTCCAATATTTGGAGAAATCAATCTAAATGTACAAAAGTTAATTACTCAGATCCAACATTTAAACAAAAACACTTTCTCACAAACAATTCAACAAAACACAGAAGCTCATCCAGCACTTAAACTTACGTCTTCCGAAATTAGCACAACCGACAAACAACTATTTTCAACAGAAAACGTTGAAGGCATGTTGTCGAAACTTACGTCAAACCAACAAGGATTTATGCAAAAAACGTTTGAAGCAATCAAACAACTAATTGCAACAACATCAAAACCGGTTGTTCAAAATACTTCTATCATCGAGCAGACAAATATTCAACCCGTTTCTTTAGAATCAATTAAAACGGAAGCTCAAAAACACTTGAGTTCGGCAATCGACGTGGGAACAATCAATATACAAGATACTTTACTAAAAATTTATAATTTATTACTCAAAAAGTTAGAATTACTACAAACCAACGGAGCAGGAGGATCTGGAGGATCCGGAGGACCAGGAGTTGTAGAAACGGTTATTGGATATGAACTACTTAAAAAAGCAGTCCCGTGGATGCAGAGAATGGCAGGAGGAGCTCTAGCAACAGCAGGTGGATTAGCAGCAACAGCATCAGCAATTGGAGGAACTTCAGTTACAGCAGCTCCTCTTTTAGCTACAGGACTTACAGTAGCAGCTGGAGATCAAATTGGAAAATTAGCTAGTGATCCGCTAGCTAGATATATTTATGGAAACGAAGCCGTGGATCAATCCAAAGAGCAATACGGTAATATCGGACCGATAAATTCTCCAATTCTCGGACTAGGTCAAGTGGGATTAGAAGGAATAGGACTTGGGTTGGAAAGCATTGAATCTGCTTTACGAAATAATAGGTTAGAAAGCGAAGCTCGTGAGAGGGAAAACTCGAAACAACAAGCAATTAAACAACTTGGATTTTCTTCAATTGATGAATATGTAGAAGCCAGAAAAGCTGAAAAGGCTCCAGCTATTAAATGGGACCCACAACAAAGACAGTATTTACCTCTAAAAGATTCCAAGCAAAAGGTTACTGAGCAACAAACGGATAATCAATATAAACCTATCGAGAATGTTCAACCACCACAAAAAGGGGTTGAAGAAAAATCTAAAAAAACAGTTCCGCTCCAAGATAACAAACAATCACCAACCGCTGCTCCTATTCCACAAGCAATCCCTCCGGTTATTCCTACTTCTGCTAAAACGGAAATTACAAAACAACCCGATAAAAACGCAAAAAGTGTGGTCGAGGAGCAAGCGTCTTTAGATCAAGTAAGAAATCTCGTTTTAACAGAAATTAAAAAGCAATCAAATCAGCTAACAGAAAAACAAATAGCAACCATCTTTGCTGATTGGTCTGCAAAAATGAATGTGGGGTCTGATTTAAAAAACAATAAAGAAGATATTGATAAATTCATAAATGCTGTTAACTCTACAAAAGGACAGACTGAATTTAAAAAATTAATTGAGATGCACAAAACTCAAGCTAATAAAGATTCCCTCAAGACAAACAACGAAACAGCAAACAAACCAAACCCCCAAACACAAATAAAGCCAATTGACCATAACAAGGAGCAAAAACCAGAAACCACGTCTACTGCAAAATCAAATAGCACTCCAAAAGAAACGGCACCAGAGAACAATAAGAAAGAATCTTCTTTCAAACAAACTCAACAACCAGTTGAAGCTCAATCACCTAAGCTCAACACTCAACCAGAAACAAGTTCAGCTAATATAAAAATTAAACCAGAACAACAAACAGTTGTTGTTAAAGTTCCACCAGAACGTGATGCGACTATTAAACAAGCAGCCACTGCAACTGAGCAAATAAATGTAAAAATGGACGGACTCATAAAAGGCTTTAATAACATAGCAGAGTCTATAGTAATGCTTAGTAAAAGTATGGGAAAAGATGTCAGAGTATCAAACATGACAATCCCTCAGCCAAACGTAAACAGTAGTTATACTTCATCATCAGCAGATTTTAGCTCATCGAGTACCACTCGTTATGCTAAAACTATAGGCGGTTCGGCAATACCAGCCAACAGAATGGAAACAGAGCAATTCAGGGTAATTCCAGCTTAATTGTGCATTAAGTAAATAACAATATTATGCCAGGTTTGTCTCATTTATTACCCGCTAATGTTGAAGAAACAGACGGCTTTCCTACAGCTACTAATCAAAGTCTCAACATATCAGACGTACAAAGCTTACCAAATACGTTTGATCAATTGACTGGAAAAAAAAAATATATAGACGTGCTTAAAACACATTCGTGGACTGCTTCTCCCATTGAAAAAATAATAGACGAGCTGCCTTATATTGTCTTACAAGAACAACGCAACAATGAAAGTGCGGTTTGGAGAGCTGTAGAATTTTATGTTGGACAAAGCATATCAACAGCAGCAACAGGAACCGCGGATACGGGTGGTAGTATAGTAAATACTGTTCAATCTTGGTTTGGTGGCGGTGACGAAACAAACAGAAAAATCCCAACAAAAAACATTTTAGAAGTTTACGATTCAATGTTTCCTAATGTTCCAACTGGGTTGACGTTTAAACTTCCGTTCTTTACTAAACAATATGTTAATTTATCAACTCCCGAATGGAACGAAATGAAGGGCTTGACGGAAGCTATTGGTGCGACAGCTTCTCTTGCATCTAATTTATTAACTAATCCTTTAATAGCACTTAGATATCCAAAAGCTCAAGTTGTTGGATGGGGGATTAAGGCTTTGCAAGAAGCTGGAGGGTTGTTTACAGGAGCAGGAAAAACTGCTTTAAAATCCGTATATCCGGTTGTTGGAATAAAAGATAGACCTCGATATTTTTCTCATCATGGAAATAGAACAATTACAATTGAGTTTCCTCTTTATAATACACTTAATTCTTCTGATTGGGAAAAAAATAAAACTTTGATTGATATTTTTTTATCTCAAAACCTTTATTCGAAACGGGATTATATAACAGGCACTCCACCTTGTTATTATAGAGTGCATGCTCCAGGACAATATTTTTGCTATGCAGCTAGCTTAGCTAGTCTTCAAGTTAAAAATTTAGGCAACGTACGACTAATGGAAACTACAGATGGTAAAAGAGTTCCAGTTCCTGATGCTTACCAAGTTTCTATTATGTTAAATGAGATGGTCATGCCTTCTCTAAATCAACATCAAGCTTTGTTTACAGGAGATGCTGAGTCTGCTATTGATTCGACTTTGAAATTTTAATTAATCACGACTTATGTTACCTATTATTTCAATTTCATCTGTTCCAGAAGCTACTACAAAAACAGTAAGCGAGAGATTAACTGAGCTCTACGATTCGACGTTGAGTCCTACTCTTGATCCTAAAGATTTAGGCAGCTTACCTTATAGCTTTGATAAGAGAGATAATTCGCAAGAAATAGTTAATATACTCCAAAATTATCCTTGGACTGTTACAAACGACAGAACCGACATTCCTTTTATAGTATTAAAAGAACATAGAAACACATCTTCAACTCTCGCAAGAATGTCTCAGTTTTATGGATACGGCTCGCAATTGTGGGAGTCAACATCTGGATTTGTAGAAGACGCTGCATCTAAAATAGGACAAGCTGCTGGCATTGCTGATACTCCTTCAAACGTATCAGCAAACATACTTGAAACGTACGAAGAGATTTTTCCAAACTGTCCCACAGGATATCGATATATTTTTCCGTATTTTCCTGATATGTATGTAGAACTCAACACTCCTGAATGGAATAGACCAAATAAATTCAGTCAAAGTGTAAGGGAAGGAGCAACAACAATTGGAAGCTTAGCCTCACGTCGAGGTCAAAACAAGACTGGAGATCCAAATTTTCATAGTAGTTTAGAATTACTAGCTCCCGCATTTGATGCTATAACAGGATTAGGAACAGCGGCTCATCACGCATTTTACCCCGTTGCTGGCATTCAAGATACTCCTAGAATTTTTACTCAACATTCTTTGAGAACAATTACTATACAATTTCCATTGTACAATACTTTAAATGAAACACATTGGGAAATAAACAAAAAATTTATTGATGTATTTTTAATGCAAAATTTATTTGCTAAAAGAAATTTTATTACAGGATCTCCACCTTGTTATTATAGAGTACATGCTCCAGGACAATATTTTTGCTACGCAGCTAGTGTTGCTGAAATAGATGTAAAAAATTTGGGAAATATAAGAATGCTGGAAGACAAAAAAGGAATAAAATGTGCAATACCAGATGCATATCAAGTAAGTATTACATTAAATGAAATGGTAATGCCTTCGCTCAATCAGCAAAAAGCAATAATAAAAGAAGCAGAAGAATTAGTAGAAACAAGCTTTAAATAATATAATGAAGCAAAACCAAATAAACGATTTGCCTAATTTGGCACCAGAAAATTTTGAAAATATTTTCACGGTGCACTCAGATCATGATGGTAAATATTTTTATAATTTGCTGCAAACTATTATTTTTCCACAAAACTTGCCAATTACTATGTTCGATATATATACGATTTCTCACGGAGATACTTGGCCGTTTATTTCATATAAAGTATATAAAACAACAAACTTGTGGTGGGTTATTTTATTAGCCAATAAAATAATAAATCCTACATTAAAACCTTCTCCTGGAAAAAATTTAGCCATTCCTAAAACGAGCGTTGTTAGAGAGATTTTATCTCAAATGGAAAAAACGTAATATGAATTTAGACGATTTGTTTTCTAATATAAATGCAGTAACGGATGTTGGTGTTAGTCCACAAACTAACATGTTTAGCGATTTAAACTTAAAACAACAAAAGACAACAAACACCTTTGACTCAAATGTTATTTCACAACAAAAATACAACGAATTGTATCATGATGTTGAGTTATATTTAGACAACAGTGGCACTTTTGATGCAAGTGAAAAAACAAGATATCATATTAATCCTGCAGCAGTACTAAACCTTACAATTATAGATTCTTTTGCGAATTGGGTAAACGAAGGCAGCATGACTTTTTTATATTTACCTGATGAAGCTCCACCAAGCTCATATGGAGGTCAAACATCAAACGCTCAACTTAAAGCTGCAAAACAGAACGCTTCTCTGCTCAAAGCTTATCAGTTTAGAGGAGATGGGTTCGACTTGCTTAAAATCAAGATAGTTCCTTCTACTCAAAAAGAAAGTCCTCTGAACACATCTTTAAATATAAATCCTAATGATCCGAATTGGATTTTGACTTTTTTATTTTCAGTCTATGATATAGAGGATTTAGGTGAAGTTCCTGACATTGAAGGGTTACCGTCAACATATTTAAAATGCTTTAAACTATACTTTAGAGACATTAGACATCATTTGCTAAACACAGTAAATCTACAATATTCTACTGCTTTGTCGAAAAGATACAGACCTAACTTTTTTTCTGGGTTGGCTAACGAAGGTGTATTAAAAGTCGGAGACGCTATGCTAGACGTTTATAATAGTGCAATTGAAAAGTTTGGTCTGGGTGCCACTCTAGAGTTTGGGTATCCTTCAAAATCTAGCTCAAAATGGGATAAAGGAGGAAATAGTATATTTTATACTTCTCCTGCAACCTTTAGTGCGCTCGAAGATTTGGAATATTTATATGCACATCACGTAAGTGCTACTTTTATCGAAAACACTAAAATAAATGATTTTTGCGTGCTACATACTGAGAGAAACAAAACTCCTGGGTTGTTCGATGAGCTGTGTTTAACGCCTCTAAGTGAGTTTTTCAGCAAAGCTGGAAGCAGTTCTCCAGGAGAGCTACAGTTAGAACACTTTTTTGTTACTACATTTGCAACAGAGAAGAGTACAATATCTAATAGCTATAAAGCACCAATAGCTCAAGGAGACAAGGTAGATTTAAAAACAACCAAATACGGACAAATATTATCTTACAGTTTTGTTGATATGTCACCTGAAATGAACAACAATTTGTTTATTACAACTCCTGTGTGTTCTGTTGATATAGCAAACAGAGTGTTTTCTACTCAATTCACAAACAATACCGTACAGGCAGCAAAAAAAGTAATAAGCAACTCATATATTTCGAAGTTGATGCACAGAGGAGGCAATCCCGAAAAATTATTTTTACCTACTTTGCACTCAACAAAAAAAAGCATAAATGTTTTTCCTACTTTTAGTTTAAACGGAGATAGTAAAATTACAAGACAAAGAAATGGAATACATCAATTAATATACACCGGTCTTTTTCAAAATGCCGGTATTTGTTTTACAGTGTTAGGTTTAACATTAAGACAAGCAGGAACATTTATAGCGATTGATCGTTTGCGTGGAAGCAAAGATAGTGATTATAATAATAAACTTTACGGCCAGTGGTTTGTTTTAAAAGTTGAACACGCATTTGAAGGAGGTAATTATATTAATAGAATTTACGCTGTTAAAACGCATAGATATAAAGAATTATCCATAAAATTTCCAGAAACAATATAAGTAAATATATGAAACAAATTAAAGTGCTCAACGAAAATGGAAAATTCGTAGGTTATATTGTTGAAAACGACGAAGTTGTGTTCACAACTGAGCCACAAAATAGCCCAAACGAAGCTTCTCAACTATTAACTCAACATATTAGAGGTTCATCTGCCACTCCGAATTTTATACCAGGAGAAAGACCTTTACCAAAACCAGCACCTGCAACAGAAGTTGCACCTACTATTGCTCAGCCAGCACCTAGACGCTGTGGAGCATGCGGAGGAAGATAAATCAAATAACTTTTGATAAGTTAATCAAAGTTGCAAAGGCATTTATTTCTTTGTCGACTACAAAGGCATCCATTTCCATGCCTTTAGAAATGATTAACATGCATTCGGTTTTCTTTTCGCTTGATAAATTAGATTCGTAAACTATTTCGAAAAGTTGTTTGAGGAGATTTCTATAGTCACTTGAAAATTCTTTTTCGTTTTCAATAATTTCTTTTCTTAAACTTGTTAGGTTGCATTTTTCGTTTAAGCGTTTAAAAATGATTGAAACGAACCCAAAACATTCTTCAGATTTGATGACTAGTTTACCTGTTACTGAAAATTTTTGAATATCATTTATAATTCTTCTGACATCCGGTAAATTTTTTTTAATATGATTAAGCAAAAGAAATTTTTGATTTTCCTCGATTGTGATATTTTCTTTGTTTAATATCTCTTTAATTCGATAAACAACGCCTTCGATAGGAGGAGTTAAATTAAAAATTTGTGTTCTACTTTGTAGAGCAGGAATAATTTTAAACAAATAATTGCACGTAATAATAAACCGAGTGTTTTGAGAAAATTCTTCAATAATGTTTCTTAAAGCTTTTTGTGCATCTAAAGAAATTTGATCTCCCTCGTCAAGCAAAACTACTTTTAATTTACCATCAAGTGCTTTAGTTTTAGCAAATCCAGCAATTTTTCCTCTAATTGTATCTATGCCATTTTCATCTGATGCATTGAGATAAAGATATTGGCAATCTAAAATATCATTTACAATAATTTTAGCAAGACTAGTTTTACCAGAACCTTGAATTCCAGAAAATAAAAGATGAGGGATTTCTTGCTTTTTCTTTATATTTTCAAAAAAAGCTCTATCATCATCAGATAATACTATTTCCTGTAAAGTTAGTGGTCTGTACTTTTCAACAAGTAAATTATTAAACATTATAATATGTTTTATTAATCAATGCAACTCAGTTATATTTTTTATCATGCTGCTTGTGATTTCCGTAATCTCCGTCATATTTAGTCAGCATTTCTGCATCAAATAACAAAAATTGTCCAACTCTTGTTCCTTTTTTAATTCTAGCTAAACCAACATTTACATGCAAACATCCAGCCATAACTCCACCAACGCATTCGTTTGTTTTAGTATCGATTCCATAAAAGCTGTCATAGTTTCCTGAAGTAAGAAAGCAACCTGCTCTATTTAAAGTGCTACGGACAATTACCCAACCAGCTTCATTCTCTCCAATACTGACTTGGTTGAGCATTGTTACTTCATAACTGCCTGGAGTTAAATTAAAATAACCTTCTTGATCTGGCGTAATTTCTTTAGTTTCTCTGTGTTTTTTATGTTCGTCGGAAATTTCAAATGTTGTAGGTAAGATTTCGAATACTTTATCTAATCTAAGATCAACAGCATTTGGCTGGCAATCTCCTTCAAGAACGTTCGTTAGCTTGCTTCTAGAATTTGAGCCTAATATATGTTTCATGAAGTCAATTATTCTGTTTCAGTAATCAAATAAACAGGCTCTCCTCCGTCTTTTGTATGCTCTTTGATGAATGTTGGAGCATGAGCTACTTTCATTGCATTTGCTTCTAGCCATTGAATAAGAGCAGGTTCTCTGTCGGCAGGCACGACGTAATTTCCGTTTGTGGTATTAATAATCATGTAAAAAAGTTTACTTTGTTTTCTAATACAATCAACTGTGATAAATAGATAAAAATGGACGAAGATATTTCTACACTTTTAGATGAAATTACAGGATTTTCTGTTCCCACGTCTTATACTCAAAAATCTTCTTCTGAGGAGACCGTGTTAAATAAAGAAGATGCTGCACAATATTTTCTTAATAAAACAAAGGCTATTATTGATGCTGGAGTGGGTGCAATACAAGATTTAACGTGTTCAGTTGTACAAGGAGGCGATTCAAGAGAAGTAGATGCATTATCAAAACTTTTGCAATCTACTGCTGGAGCATTAGATGTCCTCAACAGAGGGTCTCTTATCGATAAAAAGGCGGACAGAGACGAACAGTTAGAAAAAATCAAAATAGAAGCAAAAAAAGAAATAGCACAACTAAAAGGTCCAAATCAAAAGCACATAACAAATAATGTTTTAGTAGCTTCAAGAGAAGATATTATGAAAAAAATAGCTAAAGGACAGACGGAAGAAATTTTCAAACTGCAAGATAAATAATACTCATGCCCAGTCCCGTCGATTTAAATAATGTCTCATCAATTCCAGGAGAAGAGTGTATTGGAGATTCGAGAGAGCGCATTAATTATAACATTGATCTGCTTAAACAAGCCATTGAAAATATAAATGGATCATTGGTAGTTTCTGGTGGCGGAGCTATTGGAGGTGGCGTTGCGACATCAACGTGTTGTGTGGATTTAGAAGCTAAGCTTTTAACGTTGAGTGCAGATTTTACTAATATTTCTCAAGTAACGGCTTTATCGCTAATAACCGAATTGAGCTCTCAAACAGCCAGCTTAAGTTCAACTTTAACACATTTAGTTAGCTCTACTGCTTTTTATACAAGTAGCTTAGATATTGTTAATGTCGAAAATAATAGTGGAATTTCATTAAAAATAAGAAACGACGAGAACATTACAAGTTATCACATTGGAGCTGATAACTCCATAGAATATATAAAAACCGAGTCGCTAAAACCTATAAATTCTACGCTTATTTCAAATTATAACTTACAAGATTTTTCTAATATCGATTTTTATAATTTTCCTTATACTCCGATTACTCCTCCGAGTGTCTCTTTTGAAGTTGTAGCCAAACAATCAACTAAACCGTCGTTAACGGTGTTTTGGATGTCTTCTGGTACGAATCCAACAACAGTGTTTGCTACTAATAGCTCTAGTAATATACAAACCCCAGGTCCGATTTCTCCAAATTCTGAAGTAAACTGCATTCATATGTCTTCTGCTTCTACAGCTTATGTTGGTGGTGATTTTACAAAAATTTCAGGAAACACGAGAAATAGATTTGCTGTGTTGGACTTGTCGAATTCAGGAACAAATCCTTTAGGAGTTCCCTCGTTAATTCCTAGTACAACAAACCCAATTGGTCTTGCTGAAAGAAATTTTTTAAACAGCATTGCTTCTGCTGGGTTTAACGATACCGTTCGGTCTATATTAACATTCGACATTAATTCTAAAACTTATCTATGTATAGGTGGAGATTTTACGAACGTTCCTCCGTCAAATACAGCCCCCACTGTTTTTGGTCAAAAGCTAGCAATTTTTGATGTAACTGCAGATTATGATGCAAATTACGGATATGTGTTTGATGGATCTATATATTCAATGTTATCTGCTGGATCATATCTTTATATATCTGGAGAGTTTAATGAAGGCAAAAGAACAGATAATTCTTCCCCTACGCCAATGTGCGGTTTAGCAAGAATAGACATGACTACTCTTGATATTGACTATGTTTTTAATGACAACATTTTAAGACCGGGGTTTGGTCTAACTAATGCTGGTAAAAACTATCCGATTTATACATTAGCTTATAGCAATGATATATTGTATTGTGGAGGAAAACATACAGCTAAGCTAGAAGTAACTGGCTCTAATTGGACTCAATACTGTATATCGGCTCATTATACTGTTGGTACATCGTGCGGCCAAGTTTGTGACGTTAGTTGGCAACCTTATTGTGATGGTCCTGTTACTCGGTTGCTTGTAGATGAAAATGCAAAAGTCTTATATGTTGGAGGAAAGTTCAACAACTATGAAAATAAGTTAGTGCCTTCCTCTCTTACTCAAAGACAAAATTTAATGGCTTTCGACATTACAATTGCTGATACTCCAATTTTGATAAATTCGTGGAATCCTATTTGTGATGATTCAGTTAATTGTTTAGCAATCCACGATCCCACAACTTCAACAACACCTCTTTACGTTGGAGGCTCTTTTACAACAATAAATCAACAAAACAGTAAAAATATTGCAGCTATTACTAAAGCTAATTCAAGCGGAGGAATGGCAAATTTAATGCCGGAATGGTCTCCGACTCCTAACTCTTCGTTTGAATGGTATCACAATCCAGGAATAATTAGAATTCCTTCAATTAACCCTTTAGTTGGTGTTGTTTTACACGGCTCCTTCACTTCTATACATGATCAAAGCAGATTGTATTTGAGTAGAGTAAATGGATATAATGAAACTCTAACTCAGCCAACCTCAGCCGTTTTTTGGTCTATTGCTGGGACAAATATTAATTCTGGATCTATTCTCAATGTGACGACTTCGTTCACTTCAATGTCTGGAGCTGCTCTTGGACCATGGCAAGTAAATGCAACAAAAGTAGAACTAGATAATTCTTCTTTACCTTGCGTAAATCGTGGAGATTTATGTAGATTTTTACTAAAGCGTCCTTGCACGAGAGACACACTTCTATCGCCGGTTTGGCTTTTAGGTGTATCGGTTGATTTTAATCATTAAGTAAACTGTATATGCCAGGTATTAAAATTTCATCCTTAACTCAAACAAATTTAGCAATAGGTGATGTTATTCCAGCAGCAAGAAGTGGGTTCACCATAGGAGTTCCAGCATCATTTTTTTATGATTGGTTTGCAGCGTTAACTGCTCAAATACAAACACTGTCTACAGCTCCATTTACAGCAAACGATAGTGATACGATACTTTTGAATTATAACTCGTTTTCAAGAACGCTGTCAGCAGAGCTTGCAAACGATTTAGATTTACGCACAAAAACTGTCCAATTGCCAGAATCAGTCGAAATACCTCCTGGATCTTTAATGTTGTTTGCTGACAACGCAGTTCCTGACGGATGGCTGCTGTGTGATGGTGGCTCAGTTGTTCCAAGTGGATTTTCAACCGTACAAGGAAAAACTGCAGATTTTACTCGGTTGCATAATGTTTTAGGCACACGATATGGATTAATAGCAGGAACGCTACCAAATTTTCAATCTGTGTTTAATGGGTTAGACTACTGCATTAAATATTAATTATACAACACTATGCCTGCATGCCAACATACAATAAAAATCTCACCAAGCGAATGCATGGGAGATTCTTTAGAAAAGATCAATCATAATTTTGTAAATTTAGACAGATCATTGTGTTCACAACCTGTATTAACAGACAATGTTGGTTCCGAAATTACCACCTTTGTTACAGAACAAATGAAAAACACAGTTAGTGTGTTGCCTACAACTCCCTTTGTTTATAACACTTATGTTGATTCAGTTGATGGAGGAGCAATTAATACATCTCTTTTGTTACCAGATGGTACAAATATAAAATCTACAAAACTCCCTTACAATAATTTGTTTGCCAGCGTCAAACCAACGATTAGTTTTTCTACAGTAGCATTAACAAACGAGCCACCAACAGTCACTTTGTATTGGTTAGCACCAGGATCAAACACAAGCACGGTGTTTGACTTAAATAGCGCAACATCCGAAACAAGCCGAGGAAGTATCTGGTTTAACGACTCAATAACAGCGTTAACAGAAGAAGGCTCAACTCTGTATGTTGGAGGTAAATTCACTCAAGTTGGTGGGACACTTTGCGAAAAATTTGCAATAATAGACAGAACAACTTCAACTGGACAGCTTCTATCAAACCCAATTCCGTTTTTAGGTACTATTGGAGAAATTAGAAAAATTATCAAAACAACAGCAACTAAAGGAATCGACACAAAAGATATATTAATTCTTGCTGGGTCATTCCAAAATCCAGGAGCAAGAGGTCGAGGGTTATTGATTTATAGTATCACCGATGATTTAGTATATCCGTTTTATGTAAACGGAGATGTTAACGCTATATTTGAAATAAATCAAACGTTATACGTTGGCGGTTGTTTCGACTATGTTAACTATGGTACTGGAGCAGCATCAATATTTTCAGGACAAAGAGTAAATTCTAGTGGGTTTTTTGCGGTTGATTTATCTGGGCTTTTAAACGGCTTAACTAAAGGTGCTATTCTTGATATGTCGTCGTTTTTAGGACCTCACACGACAATTAATGATTTTGCTTATTTTCAAGGAATTCTTTTCTTAGGAGGAGAATTCAAAGTACTAGATGACACAGGTAATTTAATGTGTCAGAATGCTTGTTCAGTTGATGTTACAGGTAAATTATTAACTAATTGGAAGCCTATATTTAACGGTCCAGTTTTCACTTTGCATATAGATAACAATATAGGTCTAGGAGATTCTGCTTATCTTTATTTGGGTGGACTTTTTACTAAATTTTATACAAACTCGCTTTTCTATCTAAGGCCTCGACCTGAAGATTACAATCAAACGGTTTTTTATAATGCTGCTGCTATTCAACTTACAAATGTATCTTCTTTACTTACAAATCCTAGAATTGTAGCCGATTGGAAACCTAAATTTTCGGATAAAGTCACTAGATTTGCTTCTCATGATTCTAATCCTTCTAGTCATATTTACTGCTATACGAACTCCACCAATATAAACGATAGATCTTGTGGTTATCTAGCAGCTGTAGCTAAAGCATCCGCTTTTAATAAAGGAGAATTATTAGAAGATTGGCAAAGTGCAATTCAAGGAGCACCAGAACAAATAAATAGTTCTTTAGTTAAAAACACTTCAAATGGAAGCTTAATTGTGGGTGGAAGTTTTTCTAAAGTCGGAAAACACTTGCGATATAATTTAGCAGAAATAGGAGACACTGACAACACAGTTTATTCATCTCCCTTATCTAGTGTTTCATTTGATTTTGGAGCTCATGTGGTTACTCCAGGTACTCCATATGCGTTAAACACAACTTCCAATACAGTTCAACGGAGAACATCAACATGTTCTATTGAAAATACAATTAATGCCACAACGTTTTCTGTACCTAAAGAAGAGTTTAGAGGAGTAGCACCAGGTCAATTAATTCGTTTTTTTGTAAAACGACCAGGCAATTCAACTTCTTATGGCTCTTTACCTTCTGTAGATGATACATTTAAAGGAGATGTTCATGTTGTTGGTTGGAAAGTAGATTTCAACAGATAAATAAAGTTATGACATTAAACGGCATACCTATTTCAGAAGATTCTTGTATTGGAGATTCTCTTCAATATATTAATAGTGCATATGTAACACTTTCCGCAAGAGTTTTAGTAACAACGGGTAATTTACCACCAGCGTTTGTTCCTTCTTTTATTGGTCAAGAGTATTTAGATATTGCAACGAATAAATTTTATAAAGCAGTTGGCACGACGCACCCAACTGATTGGGTTGTTTTAAATTAACCAAATGGCAATCGGAACTGGCATAACTTGCGATTTAGTACAAATAATCGATCGTAACGAGTGTATAGGTAACAGTCTACCTACTCTTAATACTAACTTTGTTGAAATAAACAATGGCTTGTGTGAGCTAACAAATTATGCGGAGTATCTTACATCTTTAGTTGATACTGTAAGTGCCCGACTAGCATTAACAGTCAAACAACTCGTACCTGTAGGCTCTATACAAACTTTTAGTTATCAAAACGCAAACCCAGACAATTTAAATTCGGTATTACCTTTTGGTTGGTATCCGTGTGAAGGACAAATAGTTCCAATCTCTACTCATTTAGATTTAGCAAAAGTGTTGTATATTGGCAATTCAAACAATTCAAATCTTGATTTTGACTTTGGATACAAATGCACAGCTACGGGGGTTCGAAATATTCAAGGAATGTATATCAAGCTTCCTGATTTAAGAGGTTATTTTGTTAGAGGTCACGGAACAAATTCAGACGGTATAAAATCACATGCTTTTGGTAAAAAAATTGCCGACACATTTCAAGGTCATCATCATGATATTGATGATCCAAAACATGCTCACACTTACACAGAACCAAACGGAGGACAAGGACACAAACATAAAGTAAAAACTGGTAATCCTGAGTGGACAATGTTAGGTTTGATTCCTTCTGATGGTTGGTGGGTCGGCTCAGATTCTAGGTGGACAGAATATGCAACTACCGACATTGTAATAAATGACTCTAGTACAAACGTTAAAGTCTTGTCACCAATTACGGATAAGATAAACGGAGTCCCTAGAGTTGATTTTGAAACTCGTCCGAGAAACATTGCACTTCAATTTGGAATCAAGTGGTACAACGAAATGATTTAATTTATGTCTATAGGAACGGGATTCACTTGCGATATAATTGAGCAGATAGAAAGAAATGCCTGCCTTGGGAATGGACTGCTTACAATGAATCAAAATTTTTCTGCTATAGATTTAGCTATGTGCAAGCTAACTAATTACTACGGAACCTTTTTAAGAACCCGAGTTGTTGAATTGAGTACTAGATTAAATTTAGCAGTAAAACAAAGAGTTCCAGTTGGAACAATACAACAATTTAGTTATATACATCAAAACACTCAAAATCTTGATGCTGTGTTACCATTTGGCTGGTATCCATGTATTGGACAAACGATATTAATATCGGACCATCAATCTTTAGCTAATGTTTTATATGTTGGTAATGCAAAAAACAATGATCCGAAATATTCTTTTGGATTTAAATGTACGTCTACCGGCACCAGAAGCTGGAATGGACTGTACATTAAACTACCGGATTTGAGAGGATATTTTGTTAGAGGACAAGGAAAAAACTCAGATGCAATACAATCTGATAAGTTTGGATACAAAGCGCTAGATGCATTTCAAGGACACAAGCACGATTCAACTAATCCCACTCATAGTCACCCTTATACAGAACCAAACGGAGGACAAGGACATCAACACAAACTAAAAAAAGGAAGACAAGATACCAGAACCAATTTCGATCCATTGTTTCCGGTTCCTTCAGACGGTTGGTGGCACGGAGATGATAAGGAAGATACAACATACGAAACAATAGACATTACTATACAACCTGCATTTACTAATGTTAAATTTACTAACCCGATTTCCGATGGTTCTAACGGATTACCTCGAGTTGATTTTGAAACAAGGCCTAGAAACATTGCTATTCAATATGGTATTAAGTGGTATAATGATATGATATAAAAAAAGCCTCTAACACTTAGTATTAGAGGCTTTTTTTTGTGTTTAGTTACTTTAAATTTAAACCACCTTAATATCAATATCAATCGTTTCTGGTTTTACGACTGGTATGATAATATTTAGTAGGCCATCTTTGTACGTAGAACTAATTTTTTTAGAGTTTACTTTTTCATCTAAATTAAAGGTAAGACTACCTTTTCGTCTACTGATTCCACGTTTGAGGTACGTGATTGTGTCTATTTGAGCTGTTTCTTCTTTGTCCTTGTCAATATCGATATGCAACTTGCCGTCTCTTACTTTGACATCAATGTTTTCTTTACCAATACCAGCAAGAGCTACTTCCACTTCGTATTGTAGAACCTCTTCCTTGGAATTTCTTACTTGGATTACATTGTATGGATAAACAGCATTTGGAACATCAAACGCTTTATCTACTTCTCCAAAGATATTGTTGAGCCAGTTGTCATTAAACAGAGCAGGTAACTGGCGATAAACCCTTTCTGTGGACGCAAAATGTCCAGGAACGTATGTTGCTAATTGTGTCATAATTTTATTAATCTATGTTTGTTATTGTGCTGGCCACGTAATTGTGCACCAGGACAAATTTTATTTATCTTTTAATTGTATTTTTTTTCAACTAAAATATAGTCCACCATCAATTTCAAGAGGATCGACTGTTGTTAAAAATATATCAGTTAAGTTTTGAGAGCCAGAAAGAATGGGTCCGAGAGAGCTCAACCCTTCTGTCGTAATAAAGCCACTTGAACTTTCAAGTATATTGTTTGGAAATGTTATACTGCCGTCTGTATTCAGTTGTAATGTGTGAGGACCTGAAACAAGTCTATCTGAAACTCCCCCACCTCCTCCTGTAGTTAGTAAATTACTTATATCAACTCCTGCTGATAAAATTCTCCCAGTAACGTTGAGATCGCCGTTCATTGTTCCTCCTGCTGCATACTGAACAGCGTTGGTTCCACCTCCTCCGCCTCCAGTAAAGCTATATTGAGCTATTTGTTCTTTAAATCTATTAATTTCTAATGCAACTTGTTCCGCAACTAATTTCTTTACAGTGTCGCGCATTTTTGATTTTTTTTTCTGTTTATTTGCATAAACAGAACCGGTCGCAGTTAAGTTTTTTAAATAATCATTAACTTTGTTGGTTTGAGCCGGCTCGCCGTTTGTGGGTTGATTATCTTGTAATGGTGGAAGTTGTTGTTCTTCTTTTAACAGAGACTCTTCTTTTAACAGAGACTCTTCTTTTAAGGGAGACTCTTTTCTTAAACTACAAAGCAACGTAGTGAGAAAAGAGCTAAACGGATCAGATTTTGAGGTTTCTTCAAGTGCTTCTTCTAATACTTCCTCAACAACGGTTTCTATAGTTTCGTTGATTTCATCTGTGACTTCCGTATCGCTTGATTCGTGTTGAATTTCTTTTTGTTGATTGCTTTTTATAGCGTTTAACATGTTTACAAGAAACTCATCAAACGGATCAGACGTAATGTCTTCTTTCGTTTGAATTTCAGTGTTGAGCAAAGTAGCTGTTTTTTCTTTCTGTTGTTGATCAGCTTTTATATTTTCTTTAAGAATTGTTAGAAACTTAGCAAAAGAGTCCGTATTATTGTTGATCGCTTCAGTATTAGAGATTGTTGGCTGTGCACAAGATTTTTGCATAACCATCTCGCATGCTTCTTCTAAAGAAAACGTTTGAATATCTTTCTTAATCACGATAGCTTTATTTATTAAAAACCCTCTAGGTTGGTAGCCTAGAGGGTTTTCGGGTTCGACTCATTGTATGTTAAAGACCTTTGTCTTCAACAAATTGATAGAGCTCTTCAGCTCTTTTAAGAATGTCTGCTGTCTTTGGAAAAAGACTGTCAATGACTTCTGTTGACGGATTAATCATATGTCCTTTTGCATCATATGTACGATGTTTATTGAGTTTTTCAATAAACCTCATACTTTCATCGGAATGAGCCATTTGCAGTACATCCAAGCGAATTTCGTAAGCGTTTTTAGGCATAGTGTGTGTGTTCCTTTCTAAAGCAACATGTGTGTGTTTATTGCTTTAGTTAATTATCATGCCTCACAAGATTGGCAACTCATAATTGTTCTAGCAAGTTTTTGCGAAGGGTTGGACGATCTTTGATAATAAAAAGTTTTTATGCCTTGTTCCCACCCAAAAATTAACAGTTCGTTTACTTCTTTTGGTTTAGCATCGTGCGGAATCATTAAATTTAAACTTTGTGATTGATCGATGTATTTTTGTCTTTGAGCAGCTTGGATTACGATTTCTTTTTGAGAAATCTCGCCAAAAGTTTTGAACACATTTTTTTCATGATCTGATAAAAAATCAAGATGCTGAACAGAACCACCATGAGAAAGAACCGACTTCCACGTTTCATCATCATTTTTGTCTTTTTCTTTTAGCAATTGTTTGAGATACGGGTTTTTATAGGTAAATTTGCCTTTAGCAAGGTCTTTTACATAATAGCAACTATTTTCAGGCTCAATTGATGGGGATACTTGACCTAAAATAAAACTAGAAGAAGTAGTTGGAGCAACAGCTAGTGTTGTCGTATTTCTTCTTTTTTCTTTTGAATCTTTGTATATTGGAGCTTCTCCAAATTCCAAAGCTAATTGCTGAGTAGCTTTATCTGCTCTTTCTCTAATAATTTTCCAAATTTCAACGTTAAGTAGTTTAGCGTCAAATGACTCAAATGCTATCATTTTAGATTGTAGCAAAGAGTGCCATCCGAGAACTCCAACGCCAAGAGCTCGTTGATTAATTGCGAATTTTCTAGGAGCTTCCATGAATTGCATTCCTTCGGTTTTGTTAATAAACTCTGTCATGACTGCATCTAAGAATTGCACAAGCGTTTCTACAGCATCCGTATCTTTAATCGCGTCCCAACGTTCGAGATTTAAAGAGGAAAGATCACACACAAACGACTCATCTTCATCATTCGACAAAGCAATTTCACTACAAAGGTTTGAATTATTAATTTTTTTTCCTTTATCTTTGTAAATTTGAGGAGCACCTTTATTAACAGTGTCAGAAAACATTATATATGGATATCCGGATTCAAATCTTTTTTTGATTACTTTAGACCAAATGCTTCTTTTTTCTTTGTCTCCTTCTATCATTTCTTTCATCCATTGATCAGGAACGCAAACAGCAAAAGACATTTCTTGTATGTCATGACCTTCTGAGCGAATTTCGAGAAACTCTTCGATGTCTTTATGGTCAATTGGTAAATATGCAGCAAAAGAACCTCGACGAACATTTCCTTGAGATACAACATTCATTAGTTTGTTGTAAAGCTCCATAAAATGAACTGATCCAGTAGATTCTCCGCCGCAAGTAATTGGAGTGCCACGACCACGAATTGTTCCAAAGTATGCAGAAGTCCCACCACCATGTTTTGTCATTATTCCTACTTCTGCTACTTTATAAAGGATCGATTCCATTGTATCAGAAATGTAAGAACCGAAACATGAAATCGGTAGACCACGCGTTCTTCCAAAATTTGACCAAATAGGCGATGACAGACTATAAAACCCAAGAGACATATAACTTGTAAATTTTTCAGCAAACCCTTGAATGTTTAAATACTTTTCAGCAGCTAAAGCAATATCTTTGATTCGCTGTTCTGCTGTTTCTCCCTCTAACAAATATCCACGCTCCAAAAACTTTCGTGAATCTTTGTTTAGCCAATAAAAATTATCTTTGTGCATATAGTTATAATTTAGAATAAATCTTCTTCTGAAAACGATTGGTTCTTCTTAGCATAACCAACTGGCCTGCTGTGAAAAAAGTCTGTTGCGTTTTCTCCGAGCAATTCTTCATCAAACCATACTGTAGTCTTTAATAATTCTTTGTCAACGTCGAAAGCTTTTTTAAATTTAATTTGTTTAAGAGATTCATTAATTCTGTTTTTAATAAATTCTTTAAGAATAGGAGCACTTAATCCTTCTTCTTGTATGCCATTCACCATCCAATCCACAATTTTTGATTCGGAGTTAAACGCTTCTTGTGCTTCATGGAGAATTCTCTCTTCAAGCTCTTCATCGAATAATTCTGGATATTCTTTTCTAATAGTATTAATAATTTGAATACCAATCAACGCGTGTAAATTTTCTTCGTTGCGAGTGTACTTTACTTGTTGATCTGTATCTTTTAATACGTTTTTAAATCTAGCAAACCAATTCACTACGTAAAATTGCGAAAACAGAGAAACATTCTCAACAAACAATGTAAACAAGATTAAAGCGTACAAGTATTGTTTTTTAGAATCTTTATAGAATTTATGAGTGTATTTTTTGAGATATTTAACTCTGCCTTGAATCCAATCTAACTTAAGATTTTCTTCAAATACATCTTCTAATCCTAAAACAGTCAACAACCGTTCATATGCATTATTATGAATGACTTCTGTATTGGCCATAACATAACCAAGGTCAGCAAGAGAAGGATGTGGAAGATTTTCCCCAAGTTTTGCCCAAAAAGTTTTTACAGCAACTTCAATCTGACCGATTGCAGACAATGTGCGTATCACTATTTGTTTTTCTTGTTCAGTTAAAGTAACTTTGAAATTTTGAATGTCAGACTTAAAATTAAATTCTTTATCTGTCCAAAATCCGTTATGAATAGCTTCTGTGTATTTTTCTGTCCATGGATACAAATTTGGCTTTCTCGAAATTTGTTCGTCGAATATTTTAAGGATTTGTTGAGTTTTCATAATTCGTTTTGTTCATCTAGAGTTGGTTCTTTCCACCACCAAAAATTTATTTTTTCATCATACACAATGGAAAGATTCATACATTTTTGATAAAGGTAAAATGTAAAATCAAAATTAAATCTACAAGCAATATCTCCAATTGTGTAAAAAAAGAATACGAGAAATTTATACCATGTTGTTTTCATTATTTTTGAATATAGGTCGTTCGTGGGTTTAAATTCAGGTTTTTTTAACTTTTGGGCTTAAAGTTTCCTCCGCCAGGCTTTGAATCATCCCATTTATTCGAATTAGGAAGAACTGTGTTTGTGTTAGTTAAATTAAGTTCGGCGTTTATTTCGGGTTGTTCTGCCTTTATTTCTTCCGGTCCATGTACGTTGTTTTTTCTTCTAACACTATCAGGAACAGGACCTCTATTTATTCCATCACTGATTACTTCAACAACTTCAAAAGGAACAGTCATCGGATTTCTATATAAGCCTGGAGCATATTCAATATAAATATCAAGAAATACACCATCAGGAGCTGAAAATCCGCATTGAAAATTGTAGCTAGACGTCGGATATACACTTTTAATAGCACCAACTCTCAAATTTAAGTCAAACGTTGGTTCCATACAAGCTTTTATTATCTCTTGATAGGATGGAGCTCTACTAGAGATATATTGATGTTTTAAAGCATCTGATTTAAATTTAATGCGATCACCAACAATAATTCCCCCAGTCTCGAAGCGTTCAAGCTCTCGTTCATATAAGACATCGAATTGTTTCATCTCTTTTATTTATGCAAACAACTCGAAAATTTCAAAACAAAAAAATCTCAAGCATAAATAAATTTATGGCGATTAAGATACCTGCTTTGCAAAAAATTGCAGACGACATTACTACGAAGAAATTTATTTTTAAAGATCTGCATTTAGACATCAAAATGCAAGAGATTTTTGAAAAAACACTTCAAAAAAAAGTACAAAGCAATGATATACAAGTAGACATTAACGAGAGAGCAATAAAAAACTCATTAAGAAATTTATTAACCACAAAACCAGGACAAAGGTTTTTGTTTCCTGAGTATGGTGTAGAATTGGAAGAATTTTTATTTGAAGCAATAACACAAGAAAACGGACAATTGATTGGCGAAAAAATAGTCACTGCAATAAAACAATATGAGCCTAGAATACGAGTTCAAACTTGTCAAGTAGTAGCAAGTCCCGACGAAAACCAATATGATATTACTATTATTATTTCAATGCCTGCATTTAGTTCAACAGTATCCATAAATACGTTATTAAATACTAAAACGCAATCTTTTTCTTTTGTTTAAAATTAAAGTAATAAAATGGAACAAAACTATATCAACACACAACAACCACTAGACAAAACAGGCTATGTGGCTTTTGATGCAATTAGTTTGAGGAATTTAATTGTTGACAGACTCAATGAACAAGGAGTTTTTACAGATCAAAATTATATCGGCTCAAACTTAGCTGGTATTATTGATATTATTTCATATGCATTTAACACCTTGATGTTTTATTTAAACAAAACGAGTAACGAGTCCATTTTTACAGAGGCCCAGTTGTACGAAAATATAACAAGAATCGTTAAGCTGCTAGATTATAAACCTATAGGGTATCAAACTTCAACTTTATCGTTTGAAGTTTCAGCAAACGTAAAGCAAGCTTCTGATGTTTCGTATAATCCAGATTCGGATTTTCTAGTCGGGCAATTCTATACAATTCCGAGGTATTCGTATATTCTTATAGGCGGATTGCCCTTTAGTTTTGTTGAAGATATAACGTTTTCTCCTAGATCGGTTGGTATTGACAAACTTACAGATCTTTCTAATAGAAAGCTATTATTTCAGGGTTCGTTTAGAGAAAACCCTTTGTATGTATCACAAGGAGAAGAAAACGAAATAGTTACAATTGTTTCCTCTAATTTTTATATAGATCATTTTAATATAGACGTGTATGTGTTTGAACAAAAACAACAAGCATGGATTCAATACAAAAACGTACCAAGTCTTTACACAGAGCGTGCTTTTTCGAGGTCTTTTGAAAAAAGACTTAATGCTGAAAAATTATACGATATCACATTTGGAGACGGGATCAACGGAAGAAAACTAGAAGAAGGAGATGTAGTAGCTATTTATTTTCTAGAAAGTTCTGGAGAAAACGGAGTAATTGGACCTAATGTGTTATCTTCGGCTACTGGGTTTGTGTTTTCCACAAAAAATTTCGATCAAATTATTAATTCTTTAAATTTTGATGGTGCAAACTACATTGTTCCTGCTCAGTTCAATAACTTCAAATTCAATAACGTTGCAGGATCAACTGTACCCAAAGATATCGAAACATCAGACAGTATAAGAAAAAACGCTCCGTTGAATTTTAAAAGCCAATATAGACTTGTTACTAAAAGTGATTATTCGAATTTTATTAAAACAAACTTCGATAATTTTATTAATGACGTTGTTGTCTTTTCGAATTGGGATTACACCGGAAAATATCTAAAATATTTTAATGACATGCAGGTGTCTCCGATGAAATTCCGTCAAATAACACTCAATCAAGTGCTGTATTCTGACAGTTGCAATTTTAATAATATTTATATATGTGCTGTTCCTCGAGTTTCCCCAGGTTCATCCCTTAAATATTTGCTTCCGGCTCAAAAAGAAGCAATACTTTCTAATATGTCTTCTGTAAAAACCATGACATCCGAAGTTGTGTTTTTAGATCCGATTTATAAAGCTATTTCTTTTGGTGTTCGATCTACTAGGGAGATTAACGTGAGTAGTCGAGCAACAACCTTTTTAAATGTATTCAAGCATGTTAATAGCAAGCGGAATTCGTTTTCAATTGCAAATGATGTTAAAAAAGCATTCGAGCAGTTTTTTAGTCCAGTTGATGCTAAAATTGGACGAAAATTAGGATATTCTTCTTTAATTAGTTCAATCTTAAGTATTGATGGGGTAGATAAAATTCAAACAAAACGAACAGACACAGGAGAAGTATACGATGGTTTGTCGTTGTATATGTGGAATCCTGTATTTTCTGATATAGATAAACAAATAGTAACTAACGATCTTGCAATGAGAGAGTTTGAATTTTTTTACTTCGATCAACTACAAACTATAGCATCAAAAATTATTATTGTAGAAGATGCTATGTATAACTAACAAATGCAATCACCAAGTCAATTTTCAATTTCTCCACAAACTAAAATAGGAGAAGCGTATTTAACAGAATTTGAAGTTGGAGCGTATTTTTCAAATTTTTACAAAAAATTCACTTGGGATTTTGGAGATGGCACCTTTGTTTATGATGTATCTGGTTTTAAGCATATCTACGACTTTCCTGGCATATATACTATTAGGCTATCAGCGTGGTCATCAGAAGGATTCTTAGTTTCTGATTATACTCAAGTTAAAGTAGAGTTTGCGTATGTAGATGATGTATTTTTTGCTAAAACTCCAAGCAATTATGGTATTGCTGGACTACCGACACCAGAACCATTTGTTTTAAATGTAATTTCAAGTAAAATTAACGAGCCGGTTTCTTTAGTTTTCCAGGCTCAAAACACAAAATCCGTACCCTATGAGTCAGTTAGTCCAAAATGGAGACACATCACTCCTCATTGGAGATTTGTTGATGCTGATACAAATAAAATAATACAAAACCCACACGTTGTGCAAACAACTCCTATAGTAAAAAACGGGACAACCGTTGCTGTGTCTGGTACTGTGTCTTTTTATTATATTGATGACCTCTCAACCATTACAAATAACAATCAAGAAACTAGCTGTCCTTTATTACTTTCGGTGACATTGAGCTCGTTGAATTTTACGTATCCGCTCGAGTCTACAAAATTTCCATATCACAGCTATGCAAATAGTGATATAACGAAGGCTAACATTTCTTGGCAAATAAACGACGTAATTCCAACTCAATTAAAAGTTTCAGAAAACTACCTTTCTGAGATTTATCCGTTTAAGTGGTCAACGGTTCCAATTCCAGTCATGATTAATTCCATGTTTAATCCTAAAGATTTAGCTGGATTTACAAATTCATCTTTAAGCGGAACTTGTAATGTGTTATCTTATCCTAAAACAAATTATTTGGGGTCGTTAAATTCAGTAAAATTAGTATTATCTGCAGAAGGTGGAGCTGTTATTCCTAGTGATTTGTATACAGTAGAAGTTGAAGGAGTTTCTTATCATCCATTATCCGCTCCTTTGTTTTTTAAAAGAGAAGACAGCTTTAAAAATCTTCTTTGTGGTTATGTATTTACTACTTTGACTCCTTTAACTTCTTTTGACACGAATTTAGTAATTGCAGTTAGTACCGTGGCGGTCAACCAACTTTCTTCGACTAGTTCGTTCGGACTTCCAACCGGAATACCAATCAATTCCAATGTTTATATTTCTAATCCCTCTTGCGGTTCGATAAGCAAAATCAACAGCGTTCTATATACTCAAGATCAATGCTCGAATATTGCACATTATGATAAGTCAGAATCTTTATCATATACAAATCAAACAGTTTTTTCCGTTCCAATTTTACAAGAAGAAAATTTGTTTGTTTCTACATTGTCAGGAGAATCCGAAGTGTATGGAATGTCATATGATCCAATTAGAAATCGGTTATACGCAGCAGATGTTGATCAAGATACCATATTAATATTTAACGATAACAATATATTGTTGAATACAATTCAACTGTCTTCTTACACTAACTCCATTTATAATTCACCAGCTTTTATTGCTATAGATAGTGTCGGTTCTTTTTGGGTGTCTCTTTATAACAACCAAAGATTATTAAAGTTCGATTCAAATCTAAATTTTTTAGTTTCCGCCGTACCTTCTTCTACCGTAAGTTTGGAAGCTAGTGCTTTTGGAAGCTTTTTAATAAGTCCTCCCTTTGTTGAAGTTGATATACAAGGAAACGTGTGGGCTTGTTACTCTCATCCTTTAAGCAGCATGTTAGTAAAATTTGATGGAAATACTGGAAATGAGCTATTCAAGGTGAATAATTTTTCAGTTTCAAGTGTTCCGGTTGCTCTAGGTATTGATGTGAGTAATAACGTTTGGGTTGCGTGTTATGATTCGAATGTTGTGCAATGCTATGAATCTCTTACTGGAGTTCTATTGTATGAAGTATCTCAGATATATCATCCAAGTTACTTGTCATTAGACAGACAAAGCCGGGTATGGTTCACACACGGCTATGATCTTTTAAGTGTGTTCGATTCAACGACAAATGTATTAAAAACGTGGAAATATAATGCTTCGTCTAGAGATTTGGCTTCTAAAACAAACACTTACAACTCGGTTGATATACATGCAGCATTAACCGAAAATGAAATCTGGGGAGGATTAGCTGTTGATGCATACGATAAAATTTGGGCAATTGATTCGGATAATAACGTAGCTTTAGTTTTTTCAGCAGACGATCCAGAAAATACATGTATAACCATTGACGTGTTACCTAGACCAACTTTAAATCCGGTTATTATTGGTAGTTCGTCTTCAACTGTAACACTACTAAAAGTAAGATCTGCTCAAGCATCAGGCGATTGGACAGGAAATCGCTGGCTGCAAAAATTTGGAAACGCGTCTAATCAACTCGAAATTAGAGGTGTGTCTTCTCCGTTTAAAATTCACGATATAAATGCTTCTTATAATATTACAAAAGTTAATGAGGAATTTGATATGGGAGAATATCTGCATTCTCTTGCTTTGCCAGAAGCATTGAATAATAATACAGAACTTTTTGAAAATTTTTTGCCTGCAATAGTTGGAAATTCTAACCCAACTAAAGAGAGCATGGGGAGAATTGCTTACGAAAAAATAGCTAACTTTATTGACTCGCATGCAGATCTCAACACAGCAAGCATTAAGCAGCTTTTATCATTTGCTGAACAAATGTCTGTTGAGACCAACGGATATGGAGTAGATTTTCCGATAGAAATTCTTAGGTTATTGGATTTGTTTTCTGTTGACAAGTTTTATTTAAGAGGCAGAAAGAATATAAATAAAGATTTTTTAAGTAAAGTTGGAGAAGAACTAACTCTTTCATCTATTATTAGTGCTGGTCAATATATTGTATTGAGAGATCGTCTTTATCAAAATTACAATTTAGTGTTTGTAACTGAATTGACAGGAAACGTGTCTTGTTATCCACTCTCTAGTCTAGCTGTAAATGGAGCTAGAGAACCTTTGCTTGTTAACTATGATTTTTACGAGTATGTAAACGTAAGCGATGGATATAAATTTAACATAATTAACTGGGACTCTGAATTTACTAACTTTGATGGATTAACGGGAACTGACTTTTTTAATTTAACTTCTCAATCTGATTGGTATGGAGAGAACGGATTAGTTGAAATTATGTTTAATAATTTAATTACAAAGAGACTTTTCGATAAAATTTAAAGTTTGTTTCTTGGTACTTGGATATAAATAATCCAAGTGGAATCTGTTTATCTCAATCAATTCATAAATTACAATAAAGAAGAGCAGCAAATCGATACAAACGAACCTTTGTCTTTTTTAGAATGGAAAAGACAAAAACCAGACTTAATCGAAAAGCAAGCTGCTGCTCATTATAATTTGTATGTGATAAATTGGTTTCAAAACAATAAACGAAAACCACTTTCAACTAAGTTTTTATTAAAACAAAAATATTTGTACTTGTTATTTCAGCTTCATGTTTTTTTTACAGAAGAAGAAAAACAAATATGGTATAACAAAATCAATTTTGCTGACGAAAGAGAATTGTTAATTTCTATACCGTTCTTTGCTCGTAAATTAAAACAAATTGCTTTATATTATTTACATTTACGTAAAAAACTTAAAAACACCAAATTAAAATATAATCTTGCTGGTACTTCTTTTGGATTAGAACAAGAAATATACAATTTGTTTATTAGAACCTTTACTGATTTTAATAACGAAGCTCTTCCTAATTTATTAGAAACGTTACCTTCTCTTTCAGGTATAAGAGATTCTTTAGTTGTACAAATCGAAGATATTTACGATGACGTAGATTATTTTGACAAATCAACAACTATTCCTATTTCAGGATATTACAATTTATTTCATGCAGCCACTGAAAAGTTTTATCAAACTAAAGGAATCACTCTTTCTTCTTCTGAGTGGGTATTTTCAGCACTGAATGCTTCTTCCTCAGATTCGGTTGACTTGTTTGTCAGCCAATTGACTGGAGCGTTTTTAGAAGTTACTTCAGCTCTAGAATACGAAGAGTTTATCAAAAATTTTATTGCTGAAAATAAATTTTTAACATCGTTTGTAAAAACCTCAGCTTCTCCGGACGTAATTACGATTGATATACAGCAAGGAAACAACGCTTTTTATTATCCGTACGGCTTCGTAGATCCTAGTATTTTATTTGAACGGCAAATAGTACCTGTTGCATTGAGTTCTATTACGCTGGAAGGTGCCACCGCAGGAAATAACCTCGAAACGTCAGATACCATCTTTATTAAAAACGGAAACGAAGTCAGTGGAGCTTGGCTTTATTACAAACAATATGAAGACGTAACTGAAAATTTAAGAGCGTCTTTTGCTCAGAATGCAACTACTACTTTTGTTTTTCCGTTTCCCGGATACGGTTTGTCTGGTGAAGATCTCCCTTGGACTGGCAGAAGCGTAAAGTATACTCCAGGATTTAATTTTTTGACAAACGAAATGAAAACGTTAGTCAACAAAGAATATTGGACTTCACCTTTAGAAAATTCTAACATAGAGCCAATTTTGCTGAATAACACAACGCTTATAAGTCAAAAAGCTACAGCAAACACAAATCCCAAATTTGCGGATCAAATAACAACATCTTTATGGAACGTTACAAATAATTTACTTCCTGCTGTTGACACAAATGGTTCGTGGTTATACAAATTTCTTAAAACTGCATGGCCAATAGGAAAAAAGTCTCCAAACGTTTTTTTATGGCCTTATCATATTGTTGATCCCGAACAAGACGACATGTCTTATCTTTACAGTCAAATTTACATGAAAGATGTTTGTGACACTGTAAAGCTCAGCACATTGAATTTTTCGTTTGCTATTGCTGCTTCTTCTATTGAATTCGCTGACAAAATTTATAAGTTGCACAATTTTTCTGATGTTATTTCTCAAGCAACAGAATGCTGTTGGTTGTCTTCTTGTACAACCACTTTCAACGCAACAAAATATAAAACTTTTGGACAAAACGGTTTTTCTGCTTTGTTTGATTCGGAAAAGACAACGAGGTTTCTGTGGACCGGACCTACAACCGACTTAAGCGCGGTATTTGTTCCCAATATTACTCACAAGCCTGAGTGTTACTTCTCAACAGCAAATCTTTCTTTAACCTCTAATTTAGAATGGGAAAAGTGTTCTTGCAAGCAAGTATATTACAGCCCTTTTGGACATCCAGGAAAAACTTTTGAAGAAAATAATGGTTTTGCGGATTTTATAGCAAAGGATGCAACAAATAATTTATTTGAATTTGATTTTGACTCTTGGAGAAGTACTACTAATTCGAGGTTTTGGTCCTCTCCTGATGTTGCTTGGTATAAAACTAAAAAAACGATTGGGTGGGGTGGAGGCGAGTGGATATCAAACGTTCAATCAGGAGGAGCTCCTTTTAAATTAGAACCAGGTAAAACCTATTTTTACCGAAGAGCTGGTTCGAGATTAAATTCAAGCAGCTTTCCAGCTTACTCAGTAAATTATGATTTTGGATCAAAGCAAGCTAGATGGATTACAGCAAAGCAAAACGATAGAGGAGAATGGGTTTCTTTTGGCGAGCCGTCTGCTATGAGTTTTAAACCTGGCGATTTTATAAAATATGAGAGAGCACAAAGTACTCAGTGTTGGTTGATGTCATCTCGTTTGGTAGAAGAGCAAAGCACAAATTATGGAAGTAAATGGAGTACGTTTGATTACATAGCTTCAGGCTCAGCTTTAGGTACAACATATATTAGTTGGCCAATGGAAGACAATCAAATGCTTTCAGATCCACAACTTCCTCCAGTAACTTTTTTTGATGTTGAAAAAATATATTTTTGGGAAATTCAAAATTTGCAAAAACCTTGGCTAATTTCGAGATATTACAGCACGCAAGTTAATATAGATATACCAGGTATAACTGGATTTACTACAGCCACTACTCAAACTGTTGTTAGTAATAAAATGTCTTTTGCTTTTACTCCACCAGAGACAGGAACATACAAAATCACAGTATCAGCATCTGCAAAAGGTGTTGGAGATTTTTCTTTTACTGACATACCTTTACTAACAGTAGTTCCTCCTTATAGAGAAGAAGAGCTGTTAGTTCCGTTTAATTTTCCTTCAAGCGGATTTTTGTTTGAAGAAACATTAACTGGTTGGAATTATAATACAAATAAAGCTAAACCAAAAGCTCTTGGAGCGAAACCCTATTGGGCAGATTTATATCTTGACAAACAACTAGCTACTCGTTTTCGAGGAGTATTGTCGTGGGGATTTCCTTATAATTTTTTAGAAGATTATCTTCCTGATCATGCTCCTAGATTATCTTTATTACGTTTAAATTATGGAACAATAGTAAAATATAAAAGACAGGGGTATGACTTGATTTGGAGCCAGCCTTTTATTTTTAAAAATTATTCCGGCACTTCTATTTGGTGTCAAATATCCTCAATTACCACACCAACGTCTAATTTATCTGCATTGTTTAATACTAAACGTATAGATGAACTAAATGTAATTCCTACTAAACTACCGACAGATATACTTTTGACCAATATCAAAAACAGTCTTCCGGTAGAAATTTATTACAACGCTCTTAACAGTTTTACATGGCCAATAACATCTGAAATACAGATAGAAACAACAAACGAAAGCATTGAAACAGCATATGAATCACAAAATCCGTGGAATAATTTAAACAATCGGTTTTTTTCTACAATTGCGACGTTACCTGTATTAGAAGATCTGTATTCTTTAGTAGATGTTGGTGGTTATTTTATTCCACAACATCTTGGTGCTTCTCAGTTTATCAATAAAGATTTTGAGCATTTTTTAAAAACCAACGATGCTTTTGAAAACGTTCTTGTAGAAGACACCAGCATTCATATAGGAGGCAGAGGAAGAACTAAACAAGATCAACCTACTATTTATGATTGGCAAGAACAAAACCAATGGATGAAAGAACCTCCGTCTGCAGGAGTTAAATCAGGAGCAGTTAAAAGCGAATGGACAAAAACACTGCAAACGTTTTTGCCGTATGAAGAAAATTCCGAAGAAGTTTCTTTAGGATTAGTTACCCCATGGAGCAAAAATTCCCCATGGGGAGGAAAAGAAGGGGATGAGTGGATTGATACATTAAATCATCCAAAAAGTCTTACGGAAGTTCCTAACGTTTCAGCTTGGATTGACACACAAGTTCTTAAAAACAGCAATCAGATTGCTGATAATTGGATAACAGATATTTTTGGAAACCAGTATGCTCTTTACAAACAACTAACTAATATTGCTGTTGGAAACGCACCTAAAAAAACAGGTGAGTTGTGGGTTAAAACAAATTCAGGAAGAGTATTGCCAGCATATAAAGCTTTGTCTGCGGTATTTAATGCATTCAAGTACGAATCTTTTTACTCTGAGTTAACAGGAAATGGAATTAAAACAGTTGACTGTTTTTTCGATACGATTTTATTTGAAACCGAAACATCTGTAGTACTATTTCAACTAGAGTATGATTACAACACAGAAGAAATAGGAATCAATGTAGACAATACAATAATCGTTTCTGATTTGTACATTAAAAACTTACGTTTTGAACGTTCTTGGTTAACACCTAAAACCAAAACAATTGCTCTGCTGTTTACTGATTTCAACTCCAGCTCTTTTATTCCAACCATATACACATTAAATTTAGCAAACAGAGTATACGCTAGATCGTTTCCCATTACTCTTCAAGATTATACAGATATTTCGGCTGGATTATCTGGCATTTCGATTCATCAATTAGACAAAGCGGCATATTATTTTAATTCTTTACTACAAACCAGTTTAATAACGTACAAAGGTGTTGATAAATTTAATAAGCTATTCTTTGTTGATTTTGAAATCGAACATCAAGAAAACCTTATTTTAAAAACAATCAATCGATTTATTGATACAACGTATTTACTAGACGTTCAATTTCCTCCTATTGTGGATGAAATGTTTTTTGAACCAATTCCGGTTACTACAGGATTCCCGTTTGTCATTAGTGTCACAGCATCAAACTCACCTTTGAATTATGAAATTTTAGGAACACCTCCATTTCCTATAACCGTTTCTCCAACTGGAATGTTTTCAGGGACTGTGTCTTTATCCGGACTATATTATGTTAATTATAGAGTAATAAATCAGATTGGATATACTTCATATGGTTTGACAATAAATGCGACATGAATCCTAAATTCGAAAACACGTTTGCGACAATGGGCTTTAAGAGTCTTTTGACCGTTCCTCCTGATTACAGTTGGGATGAAGGCAGTCCTCTTGTTGAATATCCTTCAAACAAACTGGTTTTTAATGACCCATCTCTTGTTTTATCCAGCACTAACAATTGTGAAGGAATAGAGTATGTAGCGTATTCTCCTTTTGCTGTTCTTACTCTCTCATCGACAATGAGAATTGATTTGTCAGCTGTTTCCGTTAAAAGAGTAATGAATTTTGGTGATTATTATAACTCGGAAAGCAATATTGTTGTAAGTTCCTCAACATCCGCTGAAAATTTTTGCCACACATATGTGATGCCGGGTTTATACTCCGTAAGCTTGGAGTTTACAGAGTTCATTCAAAGTACACCTCACGATTTTTCTGTATATTCTTGCATTGAACGATACTGTAGAGAGTGGACTTGGAAATCGACATACTGCACTCCTACAGTTTTAACTGAAGTCACTTGGCTTAGCACTTTAAGTGGAGGTCCTTTAGAAAAAAGATGGAAAGACCGTTATGATGAAGAATGTAAAGAAACTTGGATGTATACTGGTGGGTTGTATGTTCAGCCGATCGAGTTGATTCCACCACATCCTCTTTTTTGGCAGTGGTATAACTTCAGTTGTTTTCCTAACGACAATCTCAGAAATCGAGATATAACATGGCAAGGAGCTTCTTTTCAACAGTCTGATGAACTAATATGGAGAGATGTAGGTAGTCCATGTTTAAATCTGCCTTATAGAGAAAATTCTTGGGTGTGGATGCATCAAACTTGTTCTTCTCTTCTCACTAGCGGAGCATTGACTCCATCTTCTATGTGGAACGAAATGGAATGTGATTCCAGTAATAGAAGAACATGGGACGAAGCACAAAAAAATTGTTTTGAATATCCTTATACTTTATATAAAGTTGCTAAAAAATATGTAAAAGAACATCTTTTGAGGGTAATCGAAATACCACCAGTTGCTTATTTGCATGTAGATCAATCAAAAAATTTTCACAATAGAATTTCCCCTTATCAGGTTCGTCTGTCGCCTCGTTTTATCAAATGCGGAAGCTTTCCAATAGAAAAAATTGTGTGGGATTTGGGTGATGGCTCTCCTCTTTTAGTTCAAAAAAGATGGGACGTAAATAAAAGCTCTCAGTTTATATACACAGGAACGTATGATTTGGATTGGGAGGATCCTAGAAATTTCGATGTTATTCACACGTATACCGTAACGCCACGAACTGGATATTCTTTTTATCCTTCTCTGACGTGTTATGCTAGCTCGACATACACTTCCGATTGTGCAACTGGAATAGTTGGACCATTAAAGCTCAAAGCTCTACAAGAAACAGATGATGACTCCGTTGAAAACGTATTTAACTTACGTTTGATTCAAAACGAGATAACAGAATCTGGTAAATTGTTATTAGGTGAAATTGGAAGAACAGCTGTTATATGGAGATATGGAACAAAGAATGAAGAACCAACTATTAATCCAATAACAATAAGAGCTCATTATAAACCGGGCTCTGTAAATATACGTTATAATATTACTTTAAATGAGCCAAGCGATGTTGATTTATTGATACAATTTACTAACGTATTATACACCACAACATCTCCCTTAAGTGTTGATGTGATCTTACCCGTTGATAGTAATTCAACTACAGCAGAAACCAGTAGAACTCTGTTTGAGTCATATTCCTTTTTAGATCAGCAATCAGAATTTTTTAATATAAAAGTAATTCCGCTACAACCTTCAAAATACATACATCAAACAGAATTTGTTCCGACGTTTGAACCACAACCCTCAAGCACTCCTCAACCAACACCATTGCCCACTCCAACACCAATTCCTAATTGTGATTTAGTAGTATCGATAAAGGATATTTCTTGTGACTTATCTTACACTGTAACTATTACACCTTAAATAATTTTATGTCAGCATCTATCACGTTCAATTCAATAAATTTTTTAAATTTATCTGCAGATTTGTCGTTTTATCCACTTACTGGTGGGTTTGAACATATAGGGTTAGTAAACATACCTTACGTTCACAATTCTTTGGGTTATTATTACGGAACATATGAATTTACTTTTGGAACTTATAACAAAACTTGCTCAATTCAAGTTCTTCCAGTTCCAGCAACACCTACTCCTACTCCTACTATTACCAATACTCCAACAAATAGCCAAACTCCAAACCCCACACCTACTACTACACCAACTCAAAGCAATCCACCTACAAATACTCCAACTCCAACAATTACACCATCAAATACTGCTACCTTGGGTTCTACTCCTACTCCAACACGAACTTCTACTCTTTCTCCTTCACCGACACCATCCGCAACGATTTCAACAGCTTCTACTGTTTTAACACAGAACGCTTTAGGTGTATCCTGTACTCAGTGTTCATCAAATGGTATCTCAATGTCATTTAATGTGATTGGAACGAGCTTGACGTTCGCTCCATTAACAACACCAGGTTCTCTACCTTCGAGTTTGTTTATATACAAGTCTGGTACTATCATCGGACGCATTACAGTAACGTCTGGATACAGAGCTACTCCAGTTTCGATGGTTCTTGTATATAGCGGAGTTACTTATACGTTTTTATCAAATGGTGGAACTGCTGTAACCACACCCGCAAACGGATTTCGAATAGATGTTTAATGCGGCATTATGAAAACAATAACTCAAAGCGGAATGGAGGCAATTGAATGTCAAGTTGTTGGCAATAAAGATATAAGCAGTTTAAGTAATTTATCAAATTTAACAACAATAACTGGTATTGGTTACGCTTCTGATAATAGAACGTTTGCTGGTTGGATTAGCTGGTTGTACTTTTTTTATACAAACGGACTTGATATCCTTAATTCCCTTCAAACATTAGTAAAAAACAACGGATATTTAGTGGAACTTATCTCAACGGCTTCTGTTCCATTTACTCTTTATTCAGATACAGATAATTTTCCTTCAACTAAAATCATTCAAAGAGAAATAGAAATAGCAGAATATAGAGGAACGTCGAATTTACTAATCACCGATTCGCCATTTATTAATGAATTATTAGAGGTGTATCATTATGACGGATTTGGTTGGGTCAGCTGGATTTTTGGTCTTTGGAGTGGAGGACTAAATGAATTTAATTCGTTAGAAAAGTTTGAGCCAAATAAAACATATTTAATTGTAAACAAAACTACGTTTTCAGATTATGTTTTTTACAATTCTGCTCCTGCGTCCTCGCCAACACCAACTCAAACAAACACACCAACTCAGTCTCCCTCTGTAACACCAACCCAGACTGTAACACCAACCCAGACTGTAACACCGACACCAACAGAAACTAATTTTGCACTGCCTCCTGCTACTCCAACTCAAACAGCAACTCCTCCACCTACTCCGAACCCCACTACTACATCTACCGTTACGTCTTCGATTACTCCAACTAAAACGGTGACTAAAACATCAATGGCTACTCCTAACCCTACAAGTACGCCCACTCCAACAAATACTACTACTTCCACACCAACACAAACTTTTACTCAAACATCAACCCCCTCTCAAACACCAACACAAACTCCGACTAGAACTGCAGCTCCGACTCCAAATCCTACAAGTTCCCCAACTCAAACTAATACTCCAATACCAAGCCAAACTCCAACTAAAACAGCAGCTCCTACGCCAAATCCGACGAGTACTCCTACAATTACATCAACTGAAACGCCAACCAGGACTGCAGCTCCAACTCCAAATCCTACAAGCACTTCAACGGGCACGCCAATGCCCACTCCAAATCCAACTTCAACTAAAACACCAGTTCCTACACCAAATCCAACAAGCACTCCTACTCCAACTAAAACGGCAGTTCCTACACCAAATCCAACAAGCACTCCTACTCCTACTCAAACTCCAACTAAAACGGCAGTTCCTACACCAAATCCAACAAGCACACCAACTCAAACTCCAACTAAAACGGCAGTTCCTACACCAAATCCAACAAGTACTCAAACTCCAACTAAAACGGCAGTTCCTACACCAAATCCAACAAGTACTCAAACTCCAACTAAAACGGCAGTTCCTACACCAAACCCAACAAACACTAACACACCAAGCCAAACTCCAACTAAAACGGCAGTTCCTACACCAAATCCAACAAGTACTTCTACTCCAACAAAGACTGCAGCTCCTACACCAAATCCAACAAATTCTCCAACAACAACTCAAACCCCTTCTAATACTCAAACACCAACTCCAACTCAAACTCCAACACCTTCAACTACTCCAGATCCAACGAAGACGCCAACGACCACTCCAGATCCAACTAAAACACCAACTCAGACTAAAACAAGCACACCGGATCCAACTAAAACACCAACTCAGACAAGAACACAAACTCCGACTATATCTAATCCATGTCCGATACCATCTGGAGGAACAGCTTTTATTTCAAATATTAACTGTTCTCTTACTGAATGTAAAGTTTTTGCAAGAAATGATGGATGGTTTACTTTCAGCACAAGTTCGAGTACAACAAAACTATGGTTTGATAAATACACCAAACAAATTAAAACTAACAATACAAGTGATATTAAAAGGTTTTGGGGTTGGACTCATTTTAATAACGGATGTGAAGACACGTATAGTGGAATCACCGTTGATCTCACAAAAGTTCCTCTAATAGAAGAATTCGTTACATCTGGATTTGGTCACAACATAACTGGATTTAATGCTGCAGGTTGTGCGAGTTTAGTTACGGTAGATATTGGCAATGGTTTACACAACATGACTACATGCGATTTTTCCAATTGCACTTCTTTACAAGTTCTTGATTTAAATGGTACGTCTAGTGCTAAAAGATTAAATTCTATTAATTTAACAAATTGCAAAAAGATAAGAGATTTGCGTTTACAAAACCATAGTTTATCCCTTGCCTCATTAAAAACTATAATTAGTATTATACATACTGGTGCTACAACAAATAGTATAACAAACGGCTATTTAGATTTAACTGGTAATCCTGGTTGGGCATCAGCAAAGACTGATGCCACTGCCAAGGCTCAATTAAAGTTTTTATCTAAATGTACCTCAAAAACAAGTACTGGTTATACTTGGACTATTGTAGGATGGAGTCCGTGTACAGATGGTTATTAAAATAGCCGTTTATAGAAATTATTGCTGAGTTAGATAAATAAAATAAATGAAAAATCAACTTTCTGATATTTACGAACAAATACTACTAACCGAGTCAGAAAAAAATTCTCTGACTAAATCAACTAATGATAATGTAGGTAATCTTAAACCAAATCAAGAAGCTTTTGGAGAAAAACCAGAAGCAGTTGCTGGTCCAGAAAAAGCTAAAATTAAACAAGGGCCTTCTTATAAAATTTCAACCAGCTCAGAAACCGGAGTATCATATTCAAAACAAGGCTCTTCTTTTAAAGGAACCAAAGAAGCTTCAGAAGCAGAAAAAGAAGAAGCAACAGATATGAAAGAAGAAGAAGTTGTTCCCGAAACAGAAGCCAATAAAACTGAAGAAACCGAAGAAACAGAACAAAAAATTACATCGAAAAATTTCAACAATAATGATAAATATAATAAACCAAGTAAATCAACCCAAGTAGAACAATATACTATGAGCGCATTCGAAACCTTATTTAAAAAAACTCTAACTGAAGAAGTTAAAGAACCCGCAACAGATAATCAAGAATCTCTTCCTGTGTCTGATTCAGCAAACTCTGTTTCAGATGAAACAGAACAAGTTGCTGATACAGAAGATGTTTCAGATGACGTAGATGAATCCGAAACAGAAGGTGACTTAATTGCTGATTTACATGAGCTTAAGTCAAAACTAGAAACAATTTTGTCAAAATTGGAATCTGACTTAGACTCAGACGATTCAGAAGCTGAAAATTCAGAGGACGACTTTACTGATGAAGACTATGAAGACGAATTCGGAACAGAAGACGGTGAAGATGAAGATGGAGAAGAAACGGAAGACTCCAAACCAGTAGTCACAAAAGAATCCGTCGAAAAACCAAAACCTCTTTCTCCTTCTAAAGGTAAACAACTAATTTCTAAAAACAATAAAGTTGGTGGAAAAATTAAAGCTAAAGGCGGCAAAGCTTACGCAGGTAATCTAAAAAATGACCCTTCTCCTAAATCTTTAGCTTCAAAAACCAATCATTTAACAAAAGGTAATTCAGAAGTTAAATCCACCGTTAAAAAAGGTGATTTTATTAAATAATTTATAAGCTAAGTGGGATAAAAAAGAGGCTCTATGTGAGCCTCTTTTTTTTTTTGTTTTTTCTTCGAGGGTTTGATTAAATAATGAACAATGAGAATTAAAAATAAACGATTGGAAGATTATCTTACTGTAGCTAAAACTCCAATACATCCCAATTCTTTAGATTCAAATGTCTTTTATGTTCCAGAAACTGGTGAAAATCCCAGATTGCTTCCTGGTATTCAAGCTCAAATTGCAAAAAATATAGAGTTATTATGTGGAGAACAGCATCAAAGAATAAAAAGATACGTTTTAGTTGGAGATGCTTTGATTCCTGGATCTCAAAATCGAACAGCTGATTTAAAAATTCTTATTATTCTAAACAAACAATTAATGGATATTGATTTAGAAGGAGTTATATCAGAAAAAATATTAAAAGTAATAGACTCTCTCAACAATTCTTATGCAATGGGTACTTTAAGAAAAATTAAGTACGTTCCAACAGTTAGAGATTTAAATCTTTCCGAACATCAAGCTGTATATGATGTTTTTACAAACCAATGGATTAAACTTCCAACCAATTTAAATGTTAACTACGATTAATGATAAAGTACGGTATTTAAATAAAAACAATAATGCTAATGAGCGTGAAAATTACTCAAAGTGGTGGAAAGAGCTCATAGAGCATTATGGTACTTCTATTACATATTATACTCATGGTTATAGTTTAACATCCCATAATTTTTTATATGGAGAAGATCCAACTGCTTCATATACAAAAACGCCAAACGTCATAATGATAACAGATATTACTAATGACGCGTTAATGCTCTCAAAATTTGGAATAATGGCTGATTGTGATCTTACTGCTGTTATTCATATATCTTCTTTTTATGAAAAACTAGGTTGTGGGTCTGAGCCTAAAGCTGGTGATTTGATTCAGCTTACAGAATATGGTGCTGATCGCCCAGGAGGAAGAAGTGCTCCTATTTATGAAATTACTGAAAGAGATGATGAGTATTTAAATATGACCAACCCGTTGATCGGTCATTATGTGTGGTATATTAAGTGCAAACGCTTTGAATATTCATATGAGCCTGGTATTCCCGATCAGCCTAACAACAAACAGCTTAGTGACGGAGGTGATTATGGACGTTATGCTGGAGGAGAAAACCCTGAAGAATTATTCCAATCATATCCAGATTCGGTTCAAAATTCTGCAAAATGCATTTATGATTATTATAGTGACGATCCAACTGGTCTCGAAATTAATCCCAACCATTTTGTTCCTCCAGCTAAACCATCATGCCCTGAAAATTTAACACTTAGAAATTTAAGTGCTGTTCCTGGTCCTTATGCTCAACAAGAAGTTTTCACACAAGAACATTTAGACTCCATAAATGCACTAACAACAGAGCTTCTTTCGTCAAACGCAGTTAATACTGCTACCACCGAACAAATTTTTATAACAAATAATAGAAAAAATGTTATGTTGAGAACGTTAGTTTCAGATGTTAGTGGCACAAAAACTTTTACTATACAAACTAGCGGTAAACCTGAAGATGTTATCACATACTCAACATCAGATTCTGTTGTCAACTTGTTTGATGTGTTTGGAGGAGGAACTGTTTAATATGAGTAATAAATCAAAACCTTATGGATACTATGGAGGGGTAACACAACAAAACCATTATGTTCCACCTCCCAGCATACCTTTTATTCCTCAACCAGCTTCTATTCCTTTTGTGGAAGACTATGCACAAAAACTAGAAGAAATTCGTTTTTCCGTTGAAGAAACACAAAAATTTTTTACTTTAAACAAAGGAAGTATAATGCGGAGATATCTTATAGAAAGAACCTCAAATCAAGAGTTATACAAAATCACAACAATTGATAACCCAACAGATGTTATCATTTATACTACTTCTTTATCAGGAGTTGAAGATCTTCTTTTATTAGATGGAGGAGAGTTTTAATGAACGAAGATATCTTTCAACGACGAGTTTTTTCAGACAAATACAAAGAAACATTAAATTTACTCAACTCTTTATCTAGTATTGCTGAAGACGATCAAAACATTTTAATACGTCTTAACACCTCACATTTATCAGCAGATAAAGAAACCTTCCAAAACGTTGATGATTTAGATACGTTTGTTTTTTTAACATCAGCTGATCCAGAAAATGAAATTACATATAAATCTCTTTTAAATCAAGTAAATTTAAATGTCCGAGATGGCGGACACTTTTAGAGTCAAATCCCTGTTATATACAGGGATTTTTTTTTTTGTGCTTACATAAAAAAAATACAAAAATTGATAAGTAATATTGTTGGCTATAAAAGTCAACAACAAAATAACAATCAACCAAATAAAAAATTATGGCTTATAACACAATTCTAATTAAACGTCGTACGTCTGGCGCCGTTGGTGCTCCCTCTTCACTATCTGGTGGTGAGTTGGCATTTAACGAAGTAGATAGTACGTTATATTACGGTGCTTCAGGAGGAGTGCCAATTGCTATTGCGGGTGCTGGCACATTTGCTACGAACAGTCTCGTTAGTAGTATTTCTGCAGATCTTGAATCGCAAATTGCCACTCTAGATTCTACGTTAACTACAAATTTATCATTAGCTCAAAGTGACTTAAACACAAAAATTGACGGTTTAAGTTCAAGCATTGATTATATTGTTAGTAACATTGATCCTGCTGCTTTAGATTCATTAACTGAATTAGTCAGTGCTTTTCAAGGTGCTGATGGAAATTTAAGTGATGCAATTACAAACTTAGCAAACACTGCTTCAACAAATCTAGCTTCTGTTTCTTCTACTTTAGATTCTAGAATTACTTCAGAAGTTTCAACATTAAACACAACAATAGTTTCTGTATCAAGTACTCTTCAAGCACAAATTAATGGGTCAGTGTCAGATTCTATTGGTTCTGTTTCTGATCAATTAGATAGCGATGTAGCAACGTTAAATTCTTTAATTGCTAGCGTTTCAGCTACACTTGATTCAGCTATTGACACAGAAGAAGCTGCTCGTATTGCTGCTGATTCAGTCATTGAAACTACAATGGCTTCTGTTTCAGCTGCTCTTGATGCTAAAATAGATTCCGAAGTCAGTGGTCTTAATTCAACAATTACTAGCTTGTCGTCTACTGTAGATTCACAAGTTAGTAATATACAGTCTCAGATTAACAACGTTCTTTCAAACGTTGATCCTGCTGCTTTAGATTCGTTGTCTGAAATCGTTACTGCTTTTCAAGCTGCTGACGATACCATCAACGGTGCAATTACTTCTTTAGCTAACAATTCTTCTACTACTCTTGCAGCAGTTTCTGCAACATTAAATTCAAGAATTGATTCTGAAGTTGCTAGTTTAAATTCGACAGTTAATTCAGTTTCAGCAACTCTTGCTAGTGATTTAGCAACAGAAACGGCAGCACGTATTGCTGCTGATTCAGACATTCAAACTAATTTAGCTTCGGTTTCAGCAACTCTTGCTAGCGACATTGCTTCAAACACTGCTTCAACAACCAGTTATGTTCATGCTAATTTCTTACCTCTTTCGGGTGGAGAAATTACAGGCCCACTTACAGTTGCTGGCGGGTTAGAAATCGGAGATGGTGCTGAAGATGCTGTATTGTTTGTTGGCAACAACAAGGTAGGTATTGGCACAGAAACACCAAACGAAGAATTAACAGTAGTTGGTTCAATCTCAGCAACCGAAAGTATTTTTGCTTCAAACGCAACATTTACAGATAACGTTGTTGTTCCAGAACCAACAACATCAAACCATGCTGCTACAAAGAATTATGTAGATTCAGCAGTTGATGCTCTTGAAAGTTCGATTGCATCAGAAGTTAACACGCTCAACACAACTGTTGCTGCTGTTTCTAGTAATATTCAAGGTCAAATAGACAATGTTCTTAGTAATGTTGATCCTGCTGCCTTAGATTCATTATCAGAAATTGTTACTGCTTTTCAAGCTGCTGATAGCACATTAGATGGAGCTATTACGTCTCTTGCTGGTGCTGCATCAACAACATTAGCATCTGTTTCTGCAACACTTGATGCTAAGATTGACACTCAGATTTCTAATCTTTCTTCAACAGTTGATGCCAACTTTGTTGAAAAAACCGAATCTGATGCTGTTTCTCTTAACGGCGGATTGACTGTTAGTAGTGGCTTAACCTCAGACAGCCTCGTTGTATCAGGCACTACTAGTCTAGATAACGGAGCAATTACTACCAACGGTTCTGGTAATATGACATTGACAGGCAACGTCACCGTTGCTGAACCAATTGTAAGTTCACATGCTGCTACCAAGAATTATGTAGACGTTGCAGTCTCTGTTCTTGATGGTGGATCATTCTAACTTCACTTACTAATTATCTTTACTCTAGGCGGGTGTAAATCCCGCCTAGAGTTAGATTAAAAAATTAAACTAACCAAATTTATGGCCAAACTAAACATACGACCCGCAACAAAAGTTATAATGACTTCAAACAGCAAAACCAAAATCGTTTATTAATGTTTGATTACAGCATCTGACTAGTATAAATACACAATGTGATTATAGTTTTACCAATTTCAAAGAACGATTTTACTCAACCCCTTAGTGTCTTTTCTTTTATAAAAACACTAAGGGGTTTTTCTTGTTATGAAAACCATGAACTTTTAATGGTAGGAAATCCGTCAGATGTTAGTTACATAAACGCTGTTTACGGTTTAATAGAAGATTTATTTCCTAAGAAAAAAATTCATATCTTTAATGAAGACGGTCCAAGAGGCTGGCCCGAAGGTCCTAATTTTTATTGGAAACAAACGATTGAATATTTAAAATGGGAGGAGAATAAACTTCCGTGGTTTTGGATGGAGCTTGATTGTGTTCCTTTAAAACCTAACTGGGCAAATATTTTAGAACAAGAATATATCAAAAATAATAAACCTTGCATGGGCACAGTTCAAGATACGACCACTATTACAAAAGACATGTATAGAATTGTAATAGGCAAGCATCTTCAAGGAACAGCTATTTATCCTCCAAGAGTAGATGAAATTTGTAGCATTTGGCAATATGTTGATCAACTACCAACAGCATTTGATGTAATAACTCAATGGGAAATAATGCCGAACACTGCAGACACAAAACTTATTCAACAAGGATTTAGAACCCATAAATATAAGTTACATTTCAATCCTTTTAAAATTCAAGGTGAGGACAATGGAGATCAAGGAGGAGCCGTTTCGTATAATACTCCATTAAATCGTGAAGCTGTAATTCATCATGGATGCAAAGACTCCTCTCTAGCAGATATTATAAATTCAGCTGAATATAAATTATGGCTAGAACAATAATGCTTGCCTCTATTATGAATAAATATAACTGGTGAGTTCTACTGTTTCAACATTTGCTGGTGCGATTTCTTCTGGGTTTCTTGATGGTCAAGGAATCCAAGCAAGATTTAATTCTCTTTGTGATCTTATTAAAGACAGCGATGGAAATTTTTACGCAGTAGATACTAATAACCATAGAATTTGTAAAATAACACCAAGTGGGTTAGTTACTACTTTTGCGGGATCGGGAATTGCAGGGTTTGCAAACGGACAGGGTACCTCAGCTCAATTTAATTTTCCCAGATCAATAACTCTAGCACCAAACGGAAATTTTTATGTAACAGATACGATGAATCACAAAATTCGTCAAATCTCACCGTCTGGCAATGTAACAACTCTTGCTGGATCAACTCAAGGCAATGCATCAGGTCAAGGATCTGCAGCAAAATTTAATGAACCGTTCGGTATTACTTATTTTCCGCGTGATTCATATTTAATTGTATCTGATAAAAACAACAATAGAATATGTAAAATTACGTTAGCAGGAGCTGTTTCTGTTTTGACTGGTTCGAGTTCAGGAGCCTCCGGCTCTAGTGATGGTTATCTTACTACTGCTAGGTTTAATGCTCCCACTTACCTATATCATTCTCCAGTTTGGGAAACTGTTTTTGTTGTTGATTCAAACAATTTTAAAGTACGTAGATGTGATCCACAAGGCAGTAGTAGTGTTTCTACTTTATTTGGAACCGGAGTGGCTGGATATTCAGACGGAAATAAAGCTACAGCACAAGTTTTCTCACCTAAAGGCTTAATACATACCAAAAAAGGATTTATATATTTTACAGATGGTAATCGTATTCGTAAATGGTCATTTTTGTTTGATAGAGTAGACACATTATTTACTTCAACAAACGGTTTACCTTCCTCGGAATTGTTTGGTTTAGTTGTAAACGAATTAACTGGAAGTTTGTTTGTAAACGCTACAAATCAAATAATAGAAATTTCAAATGTGCAGAGACCAGCGCAAATTATTGAACCTTTTGCAGGTCCTTTGTCGATTAATTCACGCGGATATGTAGACGGAGAAGGGAGTTCAGCAAGATTTTCTTCTCCTTCTAATTTGGTAAGAGATTTTGAGGGAAATACATACGTAACTGATGTGGGGAATTTCAGAATTCGCAAAATTTCTCCTTCAGGAACAGTTACTACTTTTGCTGGCTCAGGCATAAAAGGGCATTTAGATGGACAAGGAACAGCTGCTCGGTTTGGAGATTCACTCGAATTAGCTATAGATTCCAAAAAAAATATTTATGTTTCTGACAGAAACAATCACTGCATTCGGAAAATTACACCCACCGGATACGTTTCGACTTTTGCTGGTTCCACTCAATGGGGATACGTCAACGGTCTAACGACAACTGCTCGATTTTCTCATCCAGAGTCATTAGCAGTAGATAAATATGACAATATATACGTAGCGGATACGGGCAATAGCGTTATCCGAAAAATATCAACAGATGGATATGTGACTCTATATGCAGGAACACAGTCCGGCATCGGCTATAGCGGTTTAGTTGACGGAGATCGTCTTAGCGCGAAATTCCTTAGTCCGCGTAGTGTAGCTATAGATAATACTAACACGATGTATGTTGGAGATGATACTTTCGTTCGAAAAATAGATTCGCTTGGAAACGTCACGACTTTTGCTGGTATATCTAATCCTTTTTCTACTTCACAAGAACCAGACTTTATTGGGCCTGCTTTACAAAAAAAGTTTGGGTATATTCAAAATATTGTTACCTCAACATCAAAAAACATATTTGTTTTAGATGGAAATTCAATAGTAAAAATTACTCCTAATGGATTAGTAACCCCTGTATTTAACGAGAGTGATGTTTTATTTAAAGACCTGTCAATAAACCCGTGGAACATGACATTTGACAGAATAACCGGAGATGCTTATATCGTTTATGGTGCTCCCAATTCATGGTGTGCACAAGGGGTGGGAAAAATTACTAATTTCAATGAATATCCTGTTGCCTTTTTCCAGGATATAAGCTCATATTTCATTAAAACTAAAAGCAACGCGAAGTTTTTAGGCAAATCAAAAAATTTAATTTTTATTGATCCGCTCTCTTATAATTCTTAGTTTTTTTGTAATGTTATCAAATGTGGAAAGTAAATAAATAACCTCAATGCCTGAGATTACACCTACTCCTACTCCTTCAAGATTTGAATGTCATCTTCCTGATGTTGGCTCATACTATGTAACATCTTACTATAGTGTTGCTAAGTATTTAGGTAAAGCGAAAAATTTAATGTTTATTGATCCTCTTTGCTATAATAGAACTCCTCTTCCAACTAAAACTCCTTCAAGCACTGTTACTCCAACTAATACTCCAACTCCAACAACTAGCTCTCCTTTAACTCCGATTATTTCTGGATCTTGGTCTAATATTACTCCAATTCCTAATTTACACGGAGGAGCTCCAGGAAGTTCGTGGCACAGCGTTCATTATTGGAGCAAATTAAACAGATGGTATGCCTTGTATCACACTGGAGCTGAAAATTCAAAGGGACTGACCGCTTCAGCAGTACCAGCTCCTACTTCCTGGACTCAACTGACTTTGCCAGCATCTGCGTATTGGTTTGCTCTCGCATCTGATTCATCGTATTTATATGCTCTAGGGGAATATTCTGTTGGATATAGAAGCACCAACGGATCTTCGTGGACTCCGATGGGGTTTACTACATCACATGGTTGGACTGAAATGAAAAAATTAGGAAATATACTTTTCGTTTCCGATCCACGAGCAGTAGGAGGAAATCGAATATCTACAAATCAAGGTCAAACTTCAGCACAGTTGTTTTCGTCTGATGCTCTATATGATATGGATTATGACGGTGTTTCGTGGATAGCTCTTGTCAACAATTCAACAACCGCAAAAATAACAATGAACGGTACATCATGGAGTAACATTACTATTCCCTCGACTAATGGAAATTCATGGACAAGAATAACACATGGTGGAAATAAATGGGTTGTTTACAACAGAAACACACTTCAAGCAAGCATTTCAAACGGAACAAGCGATGGGTTATCTTGGAATTTAATTACACTGCCAGCGAAGCCTTCTGAAATTATTTTCTATAAAAATTTATATTGGTTGTTTGTTAGTGATGGTACAAAAGTATATTACACAAATAACTTTAGTAATTGGCAAACAATGAATCACACTGCATTAAACTCTCCAGCAGTTGGAGCTGGAAATAATAGAATTGTTGCGTTTGGCAACTTTAGTACAACTTCTATTCTTTCTCCAGCTTTATAATAAATAATATGGATGCCCGAGATTACACCTACGCCTACTCCTTCAAGATTTGAATGTCATCTTCCTGATGTCGGGTCATACTATGTTAAAGTTAAAAACAGTGTT